GGCTTCCTTCTCCGCTTCCTAGGCGAAAGGGAAATCGAGTTCGTTGCATCGCTGTGGGGATTCTCTTCTCCGCTATCGGCAAATGCTATTGCGGCGGGGTGGGCGCGTACTCACAGCGAGAAGGGCAAGTCATGACGATTAGAGTTGATGGTGTTTCATATGCGGTCGACAACTTGCAAGGCGGCGACGGCGGATTGCCGTTCTCATCTGGAGGACGGATCGTCACGCATCGATATAACGGCGGTCGATATGGCGGCATGTTTTATCTTTCAGCGCGCGGAGAGTTTGGCATAGCTGGCATATGGGCCACCGATATTAGAGACGCCGCCGCCTTGGCTCGCGAGGGTGCGGCGATCCAATATAACATTGACAAGGCTCGCGTTGACGAATACGAAGCACAAATGAAGGAGGTGTTGAATGCCAACAGTTGACGATACCATCGCAAAGATCACCCTGCGCGATCTATATGATGCGCTTAAATGGTGGAAGCCCGGAGATGCGCTCACGAAGCTGCTTATTCTCGCCAAGTGGTATTTCGATAAGAAGGGAGCGCACCGTGTCGAGTAACAATCGTTCCGAGGAAGCCAAGAAATGGCGCCAACTATATAAGCGCGCACTCTGGAAAAAGTTGCGCATAGACCACATCTCCGAAGAGCCTATGTGTCGCTACTGCCTTGAGCGCGACGGGTCTTTAGTCGCTGCTGATATCGTTGACCATATCACGCCGCACAAGGGCGATGAAAAGAAGTTCTTTAATCCGAACAATCTTCAATCTCTCTGCGAGTCGTGCCATAACGGCGAAAAGGCTATGGAGGAAAACGGCAAGAAGTTCATGCGCTATGACGAGAACGGCATCCCGATTGGCTTCCGATAGGCATTGACACTACTCCGCAAGTCGTGGTAGTGAGTCGACAACACACCAAAGGAGACGGCAATGAAACTAGTCTTATGCGCAGCCGCTTTTGTTCTTGCTGCTCTCGCTACAACGTCGGTTACGGCTGGAAAGACGGAGCCTCGCATGATCATAAGGAATGATCGCGGTGGGTACGTCCAGAGCTATGTTGATAAGTATGCCAAGGATGCACGCGCCGGCACTAGGTATGCCATTGACGGGCAGTGCAGCTCATCATGCTCTCTTATACTCGATCAGCGCAACGGCCTAGACGTATGCGTAACACCCAACGCATACATTGGCATCCATAAGCCCTTTGCGTGGAATAAAGAGGAAAACAGAGTCAGCGATGATCCTTTCTCTATTTCTCAGGCTCGACAATTGTGGTGGGTGTACTTCTATCCGGCTTATCCAGACTGGCTTAAGGCGATCATGAAACGCAGCGGCGTTCCTAGCGTCCACGATGGCGCGCAACCATCCGAAATATTGATTATCGGTTTCGACATCCTGTCGCAGCATTACCCGGTTTGCAAGGTGGTGAAGTGATGGTCAGAATCAAAGAACTCAACTGGCACAAGGCAAGCAACGGATGCATTGCGGCCATAACGACGATTGGCACCTACGAGATTTTACAAACGCCTAGCGGGCATTTTATCCCGTGCTTTGACGATGATATTATTGACTCTATTGAGGTTGCCGCAAATAATCTAAATGCAGCTAAAGCGCGCGTTTGGTCGCATCATGTCGCAATAGTATCGCAACTTATAGAAGTTGATCTATTATGATCACTGAAACTATACAGCTTACGTTGCTAATAATCATCGCCATGTGCTGGTTTTGGCTTATGTGGAAGGCAATCACCCAATGAGTGATTCGGATCTTATTGACGATCAATATGATGCGGCAATGGCGCGTGGATCATTGCGCGATAACTTCAAATACCGCAAGCCATTCGGTGATCCACCGCAGGGGACGCTTGTTATGTGGCGCGCTAATGAAAAGCGCTATAGCGTTACGGTTGATGCTGAGGCAGAACGGTACGGTACAAAGATTGAGATTGAGCTGACGTGGTATCGCATTATCAGCTACACGCCGAAGGGGGTCTGGATATCTCTAAGCTGGTTTTTCGATAACCCAACTCCGGAGTCTTTGGCTGAGGGAGAAAAGCGCTTCATCAATTTCGACCACACGAAGCGATTTGCCAGCGCATCCCCGAAGGATGCCATTGAGCAATTCATGCATCGCCGTCGCAAGCAGTTCCTGATATTGCAGCGGCAGGCTGACTTGGCGCTATCGTTGTTCTTGAGTGCGGAAAACAGGCTTGAACTTATGGATTCTGGAATAGAGGAGAAGTGGTGATGAAAACAATCCGCACGGTAAGGCGTACAATCGAAGCCGAAGAAGATTTGCGGGTTGCCCCGGCATTCAGTCCCGGAGATCGCGTGCATATTTGCTACGGGGAATATGAGGGGCACGTCATTACCATCCGCGACACTCGCTATAATCACGACTATGGGCGTTTTGAATATACTTACGACGTCGTCTTTCGGTCGTGGTTGCCCGAAGACATGTTGCGGCTTATCTGAAAATAATTAAAGATGGCTTAGGCTCTATTTTTTCGTTTGAAATGCAGCTGCGTTCTCCGTATAAGGGATCATCAACCAAGGAGAGACGACATGACAACCCGCAACGAACGTAATTCCAAGATCGCAGCCGAAGTCCTCGCTAAGGGCGAAGCTAACAAGGCGACCATTAAGACCGGACTCGAAGCGGTTAGCCGCATGTACGACGACGTTCGCGGCGAATTCAACGACGCAACTAAGTACGCCCATTGCTGGGATGTCGCCATGGAACTGCACAATGTACGCGTCGCAAAGCATGCTGGCGTGTTCGGTGATTGGTGGCCGCGCGTGTTCGAGCTTGTCGAGCTTCGCGAAGCTATCAAGGCTATGCCGGTAATCGTTCGTGAAGCCAAGATGGAAACTGTTGAGCAGAAGATTGTCCGCACACTTAAGGAAGAGATTGAGCGTCGTCGCGACAATTACGACCGCGCAAAGCGGGCCGTTGACTTGCTGGTAGAGTTTCATCCTAGCGAAGATACTGGCCTCATGACTGCATTCGTCAAGCGCCTAAATACCCACGTCGTATATTGCCAGAATTCATTTGGAACTTCTTGGCTTCGTATCGACTGGTATCTTGATGGGCGCAAGACGGCATTTCAGTTTATCATGGGCGCAATTCAGGAAATTCGTGAAGAGAGCGGAATCAAGTAGTCAATAAATGGAGACGAAGTCATGAACAAAACAAGACGCAAGGAACTAAACTCCCTTCAGGATCGCATTGAAGCGGCCAAGATCAAGCTGCTAGCTGATATCGAGTCATTCACTGCAGAGCTTGGCGAGATCGAAACGGCTATCGAAGAGTTGGCCGAGCAAGAGCAGGAAGCTTACGACAATCTCACTGAGGGGCTTCAAAATAGCGATAGGGGCGGCGCCATGCAGGACGCCGTTATCCTGATGGAAGAGGCTAAGGGCGTTCTAGAATCCGCTAGGTTCATTGTCGAAGATATCGACGGCTCTGATCTCGACGCAGCTTTTGAGTCGCTAGATAACGCCAAGGGAATGGCTAAATAATCAACAGGGTGGCGCGAATGCCACCCATTAACGAAAGGAATCACCTTGTTCACAACATCAACCATCATCGCCGCCGCCTTCGCTTATGGGGCAATCTATCAGCAGACTCTTGACGGGTTGCGTCTTGAATTCAAGTACACCACGACGCCGAAGAAATGGCATTTGCCTATCTCCGTCTTCTTTGCCCTGATCTGGCCAGTAACTTGGATCATTGGCTACGCGGCTAATGCTATCACGCTTGTTCGTCGCAGCATGAAAACTCCGCGCATCATCGGTTAAGGATATCGACATGGACAAACTGACTATTCTAAAGCGCGCTCGCGATATCATTGCCAAGCAAGAAGCGCTGGCAAAGGGAAATTTCTATCGTCGTGAACGCCTTCCAAACGGAAGGATGACTAGATCCGGGTGCGCGTGTGCGGTAGGTGCGATTGGCTTGGCTACGTTCCCGTCCGCTGCAAAGAGCGTTGCCAGTGCCGACGCGGCTGGCAAAAAAGAGGGAGTTGATGCAATTAAAGCCGTTGCCAATGCAATGGGACTTAATACTGGCGACAGATTAACCAGTGACATTATGATCGACATCTTCATCGTCAACGACCAATCAACAAAAGAAGATGTCGTTGCGGCGTTCGACAGGGCTATTAGGCTGGAGGAATCAGCATGAAGACCCATGGGCTAGAAATTGAATTGGGTTCTAATGTAACTGGTTACGGTATCCGTTGGTTTTGCAAGCTTACGAACGATGCTGGCGCCGTTGTTCTGGATGCCCATGATTTTGCAAAGAGGTCGCACGCGCTATTTTTCGCCAGGAGGTATGCAAGTTTGCATTTGTCGTGGTCATGACTGATATTGTGTGCTATCAACAGTTATCGCCAGCATTTACGATAGCAATAATCGTAATGCTCCCGGTTGTCTCTTACATTGTTGCGAGGATTATCAATGCTAAAACCTCCTAATAAGTTTCATTCACGGCGCCAATGGGTGCGCTGGACGAAGATGGCGCGCGATCATTTGATTGCTAATCACCGCTTCGCTCTTCAAGACTTTTGCCGCGTTGGCAATACAGAGCCTTCCTTGAGTATGAAGGTGAGCTATCCGCGCTCTTTTGCGCGTTTCTCTAAGTGGCACTCTTCATTTTGGGATATTGCAGCGCGACTTCCGAGCAGTGGGTGGGTCTATTGGCCGGAGGGCGTGGACTTCGCGGGTGAGGCATTTGACCCACAAGACCCCGTTGACATCCTCCGTGAAATTAATGCATGGTCGACATATGACTATAAAGCCGAGCAAGGAGAAATACATGACTAAGTTGAATTGGCTTGGCGGCACTAATAATGTGCCGCTGCGCGCTTTTTTTGATGGCGGCCGGATTGATATTCGGAGTGTACCTCTGCGCGGCGGCCAGATATTTGAAGCTATGGCTTTTAATGATCGAGATTGCGTAGTTTGGCAGTCTCCTACATGCCATTCGATATGCACGGCTAAACATTATGCTGAGTTTTATTACGCTGGGGAGAACGCTGCGCCGCGAACGCTAAGTGCCGTTGATGAGATGGGCGAAGAAAACGTAGAACTTCAGCGCGAGGTTGCCTCGCTAGCCGGCTCAGTCGACGGCCTTGAGTTTGCGAACGCGGGCAATCGATACCTGCTATGGAAAATCCGCAAAGAACTTGGCGACTTTGCTGATAAGGACACAGATCTAGTTGCCGCTATCCGCACACTCGTATCCAGCCATAAGCGACTAGCGGAAAAGGTTGACGAGTCTCGCAAGGTTCTGTCGCCAACAAGCATCGCCGATATTGTGGACAGACTCGATAAGTTCGAGTATGGGTTGAAAAAGCTAGGCGACGCTGTTGACGAAATTCGCGGGGCGGATTATCGCTAAGGTTGATCATGCGCGAGATTCGCAAATCATCAATGGGGCATAAGTAGTTGGGGGCTAAGACACGATGACGACCGCAGAACGCGAGTGTATGCAAGAGCACGAATATTATGATGACATCATTGCTCTTGAGATCGAAAGCAAGGGGTGCAACCTGAATGAGAAGCACAAGCAAGCATTTTCCGTTGGCGCCATGGTTGGCGCGTATGCATACCCATGCGTGGGTGAATACCTGTCATCATTATCGAGTGGCGAGCGGGTTGCTTACATGCTAGGATTGCGACTGGGGAATAGAGTTGCACTTGATATCGGCTTATAACGAAAGGGGAATAGCTATGACGTATGAAGAACTTATTGAGGCCAGCAAACTAGACGACCCGCTCATCATTGATGGTCAGGTATATGACGTCACGGAAGATGGACTGTATATCCATGGGGTGGATGAGAATGGCGACTATTGCGATGACCTGTTGATTCGCATTCGCCACGACGGCTTTGAACTAAGCACGCGAGGTCCGGGGAATAGAGATGATGAATGGACGTATTGGGGCGTATTCTCGACGCTTGATATTCTGGTTGGGTTTATCTATACATTGTAATATGTAGTAAATAGCGGGGTAATTCCTCGCTATTTTCGTTTGACTCAGTGGAGCGTATCGACTATTAATATATCAACGAAACAGGAGTTAATGATATGACCGAACACGAACACAAACTAAACGAACGCCAAGGGGCCGCAATGGCTGTTGTTCTGGTGATCGGCATCATACTGCTGTGCGGGTGGAATAAACTAGCCGTCAAGCCTATGGGTGTGAGCAGCAATATCGAGGTGTACGGCGGGGATCAAGCCAAGTGATGCCGACCACGCACACCTACATGTTGTCGGATCGATACGGACACGAACCCGTGGTCTTGCGTGTGGTCCGCTTCAGTGGCTGGGGTCCGTCGTGTGCATTGTTCGACGTGGCTGAGTACGCGGACAATGGCGATGCGTTGCGCAGGCGCAAGACAACCGGCGAATCGATACCACTATATATACAGAGGGCGGCATTCTTCAGTTGCGATCAAGAGTGGCCGCTGTGAGACCAGATGGATTCGACGCGGCCTTGATGGCTTACATGCCAAGGCTGACCTCCATGGCGAAATACATGGCGCGCGATAGGTGGCAAGACTTGCTGCATGATGCCGTTGCAGACATGCTGCACCTAGGCGCCCAATGCCGAATGGAAACGCACAAGATTTGGATGCAGACCGTTTTGCGTCGTTCGCACTTTGCGTACAATAGATATATGAGCCAAGAGAAGCGGGCGGCGAAAACTGTTCAGTGGACCGATGATGACGACAGGTGCACGACGCCTCCCGCTCAAGAACATGCGGCTGACCTATCCATAGCTCTTGATGTTCTAGACTCATTGCCGTATGGTGATATCGTGATGCGCAGGGCGACGGGCGTCCACCTGAAAGAGATCGGCGCTGAGCGCGGGACGAATAAAGAAGCGGTGCGCCAGCTAGAGGCCAAGACACGGCGCAAGATGAAGGAGATTTTGAATGAAGTATGATTTGCGAGTTATTGATGGAGAGCCAAAGTTTGTGTCTAGCGTTGTCAAGGAGGTGACGCGTCAAGTAATTATCGCATATGTTTGCGGCGATCAGGGTGGGCGCTATTCTGTATATGATTACACAGCCACTGGAGAATTCTTGGGTTCTCGCCATGTCGACGGTGGAGATCTGCATGATGACATTCGTAATGCGGCCCTATCGGCTTGGCCCACGGGAGCTGTGCACGACGTCATCAACGCTACTGTGGCGTGGAGAGATTCAAACTCCGGGAAGATGACGCCCGCTAGGCCGGTATCCGGCATCATCCCTAAGACTATACCGCTCAATAATATCATTTAAGGAGATATGAAGTGAAAGCTGAAGATGTAACAGAGGGTATGGTGCAGGCGTTCAAGGGCGCTTGTTGGGCAGATCGGCAGGGTATTAGAGATGGCCTAGCCGCCGCGCACAACTGCACCCCGCTAGACTTTATTATGCGCGCCGTGGATATGCCCGCCAACGCAGATGAAGCTGAGATGATGGAGAAGCTTGGCTTTGCGTATCTGAAGCAGCATGCTCCGGAACGCCTTACTGACGAGGGCGGCGCGCGGGCAGAGGCTGAAAGGCTTGTGCCGTATCGTGATGAGCTGCTAAAGATTGCCGAAGATGTCGGCGAGGGTGAAGATCCCTTCTCGGCTTGGGAGGCCGTTGCCGCGCTGAAGCATGATAATGAGCGCATGAGCAAGGCGCTAGCGAAGATCGCCATCAAGGCCGAGGCCGGCCTATGTGCCGGATCATTTGGTGGCGCGCGTGCTTTCCATGAAGACATCCATTCCATCGCGACCGAAGCGCGAGGAGAGTAACAATGCTGATAAGTGATGCAATGATAAAGGCAGCAAACGATGCGGCAGCTAAGGCTTGGCGTACCGGCGAAAACATGACTATCGCCATGCTGACTACAGCCTTTGCGGCGTCAACATCCGGGGGTGAGCAGCACACTACTGGCTTGCCGGACGGTTGGCAATTGGTGCCTATTGAGCCCACGGTTGAGATGGCTAGAGCTGCAAATATGCCATGGGAGAGCCCTCGATTTCCCGACAGATGGAAAGCCATGATCGCCGCCACACCATCCCCGCCCGCAGCGGTGCAAGAGCCGGTGGTCGTGAAGGCTGACGAGCCTATGACATGGCGTAACATGTCTACCGCCCCCAAAGATGGGAAACATTGCATTCTTGCTGTAAAAGAAGGTGCATTCATCTATTCGGTGCAAGGGGCTTTTCACGCCGGGCAGTGGAACGCAGTGCACCGTGGTAATGTAGAGCCATTGTGCTGGATGCCGAACATTCGGCTACCGACCAATTTCTCCGCCCTCTCCACCCCCCAAAGCGACCCAGCGCCCGAGACAAAACTGAGCGGCATAAATACTGACCTTCTTAAGGCTTTGAAATACGTCAGACGCTTCCTCAACCCTGAGGATCACGACGTTTCCTATGTTGATGATGTCATTGACAAAGCTGAGGGACGAGGGCTGTACGCCACCACAGCGACGGAGGGCGAATAGATGGTAGATCAAGCCACAATCGACCGCGTTGCGGCTGCTTTAGAAGGCGCTGACATCGGCCACAGTATGTCGCTGACCCGTTTGCTAGACGGCGTCCACACCTACACTTTGAAGATCAGGGGCGAGATCGAAACGCTCATCGACAATGATGAAGCCGACGCCATCGATCAGGTCTATACCCGAATTCGCGAGGTGAAACATCGCCTTCAGGCAGAGGCAGTTATCGCTGCTCTCAACCCCACGCCCGCACCCGAGATAGCCGTTCATCCTGACGATGAAGCAGTGGATCGGTTCGCAGCGGCCATGAAAGCTAAGCTCGCCAAGAAGCGCGCCGAAGGTAGGGGCGGTTGGGAAGACAAATCGCAGTGCTCGAATGAATTCCTGTCGAAGCTTTTGCTAGAACACATCGCGAAGGGTGACCCGGTCGATGTCGGCAACCTATCCATGATGATCCACCAGCGCGGCGAACGCGTCATTTCGGCAGAGCCAGTTTCTGGGGTTATCGCCGCGCATAAAAACTTTATAAATGCGTGGGAAAGCCTACCTGGTGATACACGCTACTCTGTAACGACCATGCAGGATTGGATCAGTGGTCCAATGAAAGCAGCAGTTGATAGGGCTCGTTCAGCCGTAAGTTCAATCTCAGCCGCCATGCCCACATCCTCCGCAGAGATAGCCGTGCTTAGGGCTGAGAACGAAGCTCAAGCCGTCACCCCCGAGCAAGAGGAGGCGAAGCAATGACCAAATACCCAGACAGGTACGTAATTACAGCATTGGTTGCTGACGGCGATCATAAGGGGGAGCGCGTATATCTCCGTTGGGCAGAAGAAGCGGGTGGCTGGTGGTATTGGGGTCCGGAGGCGCGGGCTTATCGATTCGAGTCGCGGTCAGGTGATAAGTTTGACGACGCCGTGTGGTGCGCGCAAAGAACTGGCCGACCGCAATGGTACGCTCCGGATCTATCCACTATCGAGGTGCGAGCGGTTCCGGCAATAGTGGAGGTTGTTGTCCGATGACGCATGGACCATGGATTGATCACGACGGCATTCGCTGCCCACTTCCTGACGATACAGCGGTGGAGGTTCGCCTGCGCTATGGCGGCCTTAATCGGCGCGAGGCTGGGTTGTTCATTTGGAAGTGGAATCCTCTGCGCGGCGCTTTTGGGTATGAGCGCGACGATGATATCGTTGCTTATCGGGTAATAAAAGGAGAGTGACATGAGCGAACTAAACAGACGCGAAGCGGCATGGATTCGCAAGCTGCAAAATGTCTTGGATGAGTGCCCATCTGATCGCATTGGGTTCTATACCATCGGAGATAGTGACGTTACGCTGTACGACCGCACCAAAGAGAAGGATATTAACGACGCGATTTACGACCGACATGGTGGCGATTTCTGCCAAGCGGTCGATGATGCTGACGCGGGATTCAATGCCTGCTTACTATTCCCTGCGAACGTTCATTCTACATCTGGATAATTCCTCCCGTACGCTATTGACCTTTGGCGCCGCTCATGCATAATGGGCGGCGTTATTCGTTTAGGACATACCTATCGATGGGGCGCATAAATTTGGTGCGGCCTTAACCATTATCACCCATTATTTCCATTAGCCGAGCAACAAACTAACCCCATATGCGTTTGGAATAATCACCCAAAACCAATGCGTTGCGCGCATATCACTCACGTATATTAGCATTTAGCGCACACACAGTACTCTAGGTTGTGGAAAAAATGCACACATATACACCATATATATATATATTAGCACATTTTTTCGTGTTTTATCCAATGAAATCATTGCACAGTTAAATTTTAGGCAGTGAGTTGCACACTTTTTAATCAGTGCTAAGTCATTGATATTTTCTCTCGAAACCACGAAATGCACAGTAGCGCACACTAACAATCTTGCAACTGTGCAGAAATTATTTTTCGTTTGCACAGTCAATTACCCCTACTGTGCGGAATATTATTCTTTTGGGTGTTTTTGCTGTTTTTTGCTATTTCTTACAAACTACCAAAGCATTGATTTATAAGGTTTTTCGTTATATATAGTTCTTCTTATATTTAAGCCGCACAGTAGCGCACAGTAGCCATATTTTCACTGTGCAAAAGTTGCGCACAGTAGGCCATTTATCTCTACATCCCCTCTAATCTCTATCTGTGCTATCTCCCTCTAAGGGGATGCACAGTAGAGATAGAGAGTAGAGGGGTAGAGTAAATATCGAGAGAGCGTGAGTGTGCAGTTGACAGGAGTCGAAAAAGACATTACGGGTAGTGGAGATGAAAAGGAGAAATTGACATGAGCCATACGAGAAGCGCCCGCAATGCAGACGGTCAGTTCGCGGTCACGGTTTGGGATTATGAGGGCAACCTATTTGCGTTCGGTGAATTCCGTTCCGTCGAGGCTGCTGATGCATTTGCCCATGAGGAAGAGCGTCGCATGATATTTGCCACGCAAATGGCTGGAGACGTCTATAGTGATGAATGCGCCGAGTTGACCGATGAGGATCTTTTTGAAGGAATTGGGCGAATGAAGAAATATGCAGACGTAAGGGTAACCTTGATCGTATCGTTTGAAGATGATGGCGAGAACGATCTAAAGGATCAGGCTCACGACGCGGCTATCTTTGCCGGCCTTCCCAATGGCGCATTCGACGTCGAAGTCATCGGCGAAGTTCGCGACACGGAGTGACGGCCATGAAGCTAAGTGATTTCATCGCAGACCTAGAGCTGTTGCGCGCTAAGCATGGCGATGATGTCGAGGTGAAGGCGCACGATATAGAGCGCGGATATGTTCCCGCAGATGCCTATCTGGTAGCGTGGCGGACTCCACTAGGAGTAATTACCCGCAAAGAAGTGCATATCGAACCAGCCAACCAATGAAGGAGAAAGACATGGGTTTCATGTGCAGGATTGGCCGTCACGCATGGCGGTACATCAAAGGAAGCGAAACGCACGTTGCGTGGAAAGAGGAATGCAAGCACTGCGGCAAGATCGTTAATCGCTCTGCATTTGATGGTTGGTGAAAATAGTTCTTGCGTCTCCAGCGAATCGGCTATATTGTCATTTTAACGAAACGGAGTTGACGACATGGCCCGCATTATCAGAACGCCACTAACGCTAGCGCGCGCTAACGAAAGCGGGATCACTGTTGAGATGTCATGGAAAGCTAACCATCCAAAGGCTGGCCTTATGGGTATTCTTGAGCGCCGCGCTGACGGCACAGATACCGGCGTATGGGTAGTGTATAACGACGGCGAAGAATCATACATTGCCGAGATTGGCGATTTGGTGATTGTGTCCATTAAGTAGGAGAACGAAAATGACCGATACTGAGAAGCTAGCCATCGCCGTTAAGGCATTGCGTGCTATTGCTGGATATTGCAATCAACCTGCTGATAAATGGCGCGCGGAACATCATGACATGGCCAAGCGCATGGATGAGGGTCTATCGAATAACTGGAAGGTCGGGGTTCTAAGTGATGCCGCGCTTCACTCATTGGGCGTAATTGGCATGTACATATCCCCATGACCATCCCACGCAAACGACCAATCAAGCGCCAAGCCCGCATGATCCATGAACCGAACCTTCTCCAGCCCGGACGCAAGGTAACGCAGACCGTAAAGATTGACGGCGTTCGCTACAAGGTCACCCAGACCATGCGAGCAGACGGGACGGTCGACGTCAAGCGCGTAGAGGCCGCCCCTCTGGAAGAGGATTTGCAAGCCGCCGTAGTTGACGAGCTTCGCGCTCGCGATGACTATCGCACATGGTTCTTGTTAGCTGGTGATATGGGTGCGGCAGATCGCGGGCCGAAAGCTATTGCCACTGCGCTAAAGACGGGCCTTGAGAAGGGGGAGCCAGACCTACGGCTCTATGTATGGCCCGGAAACTTGATCCTAATAGAGCTTAAGGTCCTGCCCGGTGGGACAGTAAAGAAGCATCAAGCAGACAGGCACGACGACTTGCGGGGGGTTGGCTTTGACGTGCACGTTGTGTGGGCGGCTGATGCTGGATCTGCAGTAAGTCAGGTTGTTGCCATCCTTGAGGATGCTCTCATGGATAATGGTCAGTATCAAAGGTGGCTACAATTGCCGCCGTCGACTAAAAAGGGGATTGATTGATATGCCAGTTTACTACAGGAACAAGAAGAGCGGAGTTATCCATGAGCTTGTCGGGAGACTGACATGGGGTGGCGGCACTCTCAAGAATCCATCAGGGTCAACTATTATGGTTGGCCACGCTACGCTGATTGATAAATTCGAGCTTATGCAAACTACTGATTCGGCCAGCGACAGGGTGGCGATCGCCATTGCGGCAGAGAACGAGAAGTTAGCCGCTGGTCTAGCCGCACATACGCCCACGGAGCTACTTGATAGATTGAAGGAGCACTATCATTCGGCGCAGATCTGGAAAGGCGAAGCGGATAAGATGCGGGCGGCATTCCTTGATGTCGACCGCTATCGCCGCGAAGTCCGCGCGCATCTTGGTCGCGTTAAGAAGGAATTGTTTGCCGCAAAGGGTCGCGTCAAGGAGCTGGAGAGTGGCAAGGCTTTTTCAGTGCTGTTATCGCAGGTCGCTGAGCTAAAGCGCTTGTTGCGGCGCGCCAACTCGAAAGCCGAGCGCAACCGCATTAATTCCGCGAATCGAGAGCGTGCAGCGCGAGACAATGCGCGTTACTGGAAAGCGCAATGTGAATTGGCAAATGAACAAGCGCGTAGCCAACTTGGCGTTGGGTCTTCGCACACCGCAATGGCCGTTGACTGTGCTGTTGCGCCTCCTGTCGACGCGCCAGATACCGAATCTATCGCCACTCTATCCTTGCGCATTTCCGCTCTTGAACGTGGCCTAGAAAAATCACGAAGAGGAAGTTGACCACTAAACGGTAAGAGTTATATCCCTTTTACTGGATGAGACGAAGCGGACAAAACCTTTACCTTTCATATGTGAATTACGGTTTTTAGTTGCGCTTGCGGTCTCATCCATAATGGCGAGTGGATAAAACAATACTGCCTAGCGCTGTTGCCACTCCCATCGTGTTTCGCGACGACTGTTGATTAGCGCATTCCGGTGACGGTTGACATATCCAGTTGGCGCGCATTTTGTTGCCTAGTCCCACTTGCATGCTGTCTCCTTTCCGGCTTGTTCGTGCCCTTCGTGGGTTGGCGTTTTGGTTGGGCGTCTGGACTAGGTGTTAATTGGTGGTGCGACTTCCCTCCGGTTGGCACTATCACAAAAGAGCGCGCCATTCAGTTGGCGTGCTCTTTTTGCATTTTAGGTGTTGACGTTGTCTCCGGGTTCGTGCACAAAGGGTCATAGAGCAAAGGAGATGAACATGCACAAGATATACGGATGGACTGACGAAGTTACGGCTTGCGACTGCTGCGGCAAGTCTGATCTCTCGGGAACGTTCTGCGTAGAGCTTGAGGATGGCGCGCAGCTTCATTACGGCTCGACATGCGTCAAGCGTAACACCGGCATTAAGAACCCAAAGACGGCTGCCTCTCAGTTCGAGAATGAGCGCTCTGCTGCTGCTCGCAAGGAATACATTGAGTCGCCAGAGTGGCGCGCGTACTTCGCAAGGCAAGAGGCCGGTCATAAAGCCGGTATCGTGCCGGGAAAGGCATTCAAGGAATACATGCATGATGTCGCTGAGGCTGATGCCGCTCTTAAGCGCAGTCTCGCGGAGAAGTACAGAATTCCCACTTATAGAGTTTAAGTCCTAGCTATTACGACCATAAAAATAATCCACAGGGGCCGTCACTTTGTTGTTGACGGCTTCTCCCGTTTAGTGCTAAGTATTAGTCATCAACACGGAGACACGCACATGACCGCCACCATCGTTCGCTACGACATCATCGACCGCCAGACGGGTAAGGTTGTTGCTGCCGCTACGACACGCAAGGGCGCGACTCGTGCAGTTGACAGCCGTGACAACAAGTATGGTGCTTATCGCTACACGGCTAAGGCTGTGTGGTCTGACGAAGCTTAATAGAGGCGCATAACCAAGGAGTCGCCGTCATGAGAGCCAAGAATAGACGCCAGCAAGCAAGGCGCCGCGATACATTCATCGTCGCGCTCGCATGTGTTCCTGCGGCTCTTATCGCTGGCGTCATGATTATATCTCTGGCGGCATTTTAAGGAGGATATATGCCCATATACGTAATGTCTATAAATGATAAAAAGCGCATGTCCGGTTTCTCATGGCGCATCCATAAGCTAACGCCCGCGCAAATCGCCGTCCTGCGCCAAGCTATTGCGGATGGCGGCGAGATCATCATGTCAGGCATGGACTGCACAGAACCACGTCCACGTCGTGACGTTGTCGAGCGTCTCGCTGCCTTAGGGTTGGTTAAGTACGCCGCAAGTAGCCAGACTGGCTTTGGTATTGGCATCAATGACTATTTGCGTATTACGGATGCTGGTCGCAAAATTGTTTTTGGTGCTTCACCATGACCTACCTTAACGATAAATATGAGATTCGCTCATGGGACGGCTGGATACTCGCAACCTACGCGCCAGAGAAATGTTTGCGTATCGCCAAGGCGCTCGTTGGCATTGGCGTACGTCGGCATTACGTTGTGGACACTGCTACGCGGGCTGTTGTGTGGCGGGCTTAAGGAGATGGATATGAACGACCGAGACAAGAAGCAACTATCCAAGTTAATCGTACGCGCGACTAACGCCAGCAACGCATATGGCAAAGCAATGAACGATCTTGCCAAGTTTGAACTAAAGCACTGGGGCTTCGAGCATGCAGACAGGGATATTGACCAGATCATTGACGGTTGCTGTGGCGGATGTGGCTTTAGCCGTGGAATGACGGCGGATGAATTTATTCGTCTGATGGACGAAAATAGGGATTGACCGCGTCTCCAGAGTCCAATATACCTTGTGCATGGAAACGGGGATTACGGACATGGACGCACGCATTGGCAAGCTGAACAGCGGCAAGTTCTACGCATTCGTGAGTGGCTACGACAAGCCAGCAACCTACGGCACGCTTGAGCAGGTAGAGATTGCATTGGGCCTGCGCAAGGCATCCCCAAAGGCCAAGACGCTGCGCAGCTACGAAGTCACCGTTACGCCCGCTATCGTCGTCTACGCTGGCGCATGGAAGGGCGACTCCTACACGGTGGACGTATCGGCCTACACGGCAGCGGATGCCATTAAGCAGGCTCGCGCAAAGCGCCGCGAGGAAGATGGTCGCTTTGCGGTTCCTGCCGCATACAAGGCCTCGCGAAAATAATTCAGGTCTCGTGCATTTTCCGCTTTACAGCGTCTCCGATTTGGTGCTAAACATTGGTCATCGAAACGGAGACGACGAACATGACGCACTTCATTACAGCACTTACGAACGACAAAGCTCAGCTTATTGTTAGCGAGACGCAGACGACGGATGTGCAGCTGTGCACGATCATTGTGCACAACCTCAAGACTCGCGGCTACATCGTCCGCGTAAAGACGGAGAGCTGACATGTTCTACGCACTCGACTTCAAAGGCCGCAATAACCTTCTCGCTCAAGAGATCCCATCCGCTGTTGGCATGCGCGGTTTCTACATCCATGAGCTTGGTGGCGAGTATGACTTTCGTGACTTCGAATACCGCATTGCTAAGGGTGAGGCGCGGGAAGTGACGTTTGTCGGACGTCGGCTTGATGAGATAGTGAAGTACAGGGCGCTATTAGCAGCGGCCTAGCCCGTCGCAAAACTATTTTCCATTACCCGGCATTTTGTCGGGTTTTTGTCGTTGACATGTTCTACAAATACTCCTAAGGTGTATTCATCAACAAGGAGACGGACATGGCCAAGGTACACCTCAGAGCAAACAAGCTGATTGACGAAAACACGCGCCCTCGCGCCGTATGCGCTACCCGTCCGGGCAGCAACGGCAAAGTACTCAACAATGGACGCGCCTCTTATCGCTTCATGGCTTCCGAGATTGTTGGTCGCCCTGAATTCGCTAAGGTAGCGCCTGCCGACAGATGCGCACACTGCCTTGATACCGGCCTCGTAATGCGCAACATCGTTCGCAAGCAAAAGGGATTGCCGCCGCTGGAAAGCCTGTTCTCTGATCTGGAAGCATAACAACCAACTGGGCGCGAATGCCCATCATCAAGGGATACGGAAATGGCAAATCAACAATCAGACATTTACAACGCATACGTCGAACGCACTGAGCGCAATAACGTTAATCCCGGCCCCTGCATCAAGGGCGACGCGGTGTTCGTTGAGCTTCGCGCGAACATTGCTGACTTCGACTTTAGCAAGCCGTACAGCTATACAACTAACTATTGGGACAACGACTCGCGCACGAAGGTGTTCAAGTTTGACGATGGCAGGATTGCCGAGTACGCGACCGACAACAGCTACTTTCGCACGCCCTTGCTTGTGATATTTGAGCAGGAAGAGGACTGGTCAAACTACCAGCGCGCTATGGGCATGTTCCATTATCTCTACACGTAATGCCCTAGGCTCGCTCACGCGGGCCTTTTCTTTTGCGGCCCCATTGACCATCACCCACACACGCGCTATCTAGTATACGTTGCCACCCCGGCAACGGCCCCGCGACTAAGGCCCTGACGTCTCGTAAACGTTGGGGCCTATTTGCGTTTAGGCATCCACATTCCCATCCCTATACACCTACCGCCATACAGCCCCATAGACGCGCTCTGTGGCGTGGCTGATGTGGTTGCCTATCCATGTGTGCCCGTGCCCGTGTGCGAGGCGCTGTGTGCGCAGACCTATCCATGCCCACCCATCCCCTATCTATCGGCCGCGCGCCTACCCATGCTCATGGGTCCATGCGCCTATGCCCCGTGCATGGCCGTGGGTGGGCGTTGTGGTGTGGTCGCGCCATCGGTCGCGGTGATCGGGGATGGCGCCCTATAGCCCCTCTGTGTGGTCGTGTGGGGCCGTCCATGCCCGTGCCTATGGCTGGCGCATCGAGTCGACACATCCATGCCAATCCACAGCGATTCGGGCATCAGACCCGCCCCACCCATCGTACCATGCCCCTCGAGTCGAGTCAATAGGTCGAAAAAGGAAAATATTTTCGTTTTTTCTCGAAAAAAGGTCATTTATTCCCGATTTATGGGTTGACACGCAAAACGAATCGTGATAGACTGGAAGGTTGCCCTAGGGGGGGGATTCGAAGGTTTGGGGCTTTTTTGCCATCGGGTACCGGCGGGGGGCCTTCGTACACGCATCTGCTTTTTAAAATATAGGGGTTTGTATTAAAATATTTAAATTTTTTAAATTATTTGCATATATATTAGTATTATATTCGCATATTGACATGACGGCCCCTATGGTAATATCTGGAGTACGAAAGGAGCTTCGTATTATGGCAAGACCGCGTAAACCTCTAGCTTTGGCAAAGATTGAGGGGCGGGACAAGGTGAACGCAGGCCGGTTTAGAGGACGCAATGAGCCATCCGTAAACACGCCCGTAGGCGACCCCCCACCCTACATCATGGATACAGAGGAAAACAAGGCTCGAAGCGCATGGTACGAATACGCCATGGAACTTCCATGGTTAAACGCTTCTCATAGGTCGCTCCTTGAGATGGCGTCGCTCATACGTGGTGAAGTGATGGCGGGCAGGCTACCCGGTATCCAGCGCTTAAACCTACTAAGGCAATGCTTAGGCTCCATGGGAGCAACCCCCGCAGATGCGTCCAAAGTAGGCGCGGGTGGAAATGACGACAACAAAGATCCGGAAGACGCATTTTTTGAATGATGGGAGTTGACAGTGGTAGATAAGCAGATAGAAGATACGGAAAACCCATCCATTGAAATTGCGGCGAAGACTCGTACGAAAAAACAACCCGCAACCGCACAGACGAAGGAGAAGACGGCTAATGTTAAATCGCGCCGCACAAGCCGCAAAGGAAGCGGCGGGAAGACAGGAGAGACGAAACGAACTGTTCGCAATGGATCGAGCGCTAGAGTGTCAGTGGAAGGGAAGGTTGCTGAGCAACCGATTCGGAAGCTCAACGCATTGGAGCGCGCTACTGCCTATGCGGATGCGGTACTGGCTGGCGACATCATTGCCGGCCCTCATGTGCGAAACGCTTGTCGTCGGTTCCATGATGACCTTGCTCATGGCCGGGAACGCGGTATCTACTTTAACGTAGAGAAGGCCCAACGGGTATTTGACTTCTTTGAGCAGATGCTTAAGCTTTCTGACGGTCAATTTGAAGGAAAGCCGCTAATACTTGCGCCATCTCAGGCGTTTAAGATCGCCAATCTTTTCGGATTTATGCAGGTTCCAAAGGATGCCGATGGTAATTTCGTGTGGGAACCGGGAAGGCGCGCGGCGCTAGGATTGTTTGAACGCAGGCGGTTCAGGCGCGCCTATATTGAAGAAGGCAAAGGCAACGGTAAGTCCCCGCTCGCTGGCGGTATTGGTCTTTATGGGCTAATGGGTGACGGCGAAGGAAGTTCGCAGATCTACGCGGCGGCCGCCAAGAAGGATCAGGCGAACATTCTATTCCATGATGCCTGCAAGATGGTGCGGGCCGCACCATCACTGTTGAAGCGCATCAAGTTTTCCGGCTCTCCCGGCAAAGAGCACAATATGGCATTCCTCCGAAAGGGAGCGTTCTTTCGACCTATCTCGCGCGAGGCGGGGAAATCTGGCTCTGGGCCCCGCCCTCTTTTTGCGCTCTGCGATGAAGTGCACGAACATCCCGACCGCACCATTATGGAAATGCTAGAGCGTGGCTTTAAGTTTCGTGTATCACCCCTCCTGCTGATGATCACGAATAGCGGGACGGATAAGCAATCAATTTGCTGGGAAGAGCATGAGTGGGCGTGCAAGGTTGCGGCGGGAACCAAGACGCCAGATGAGAATTTTACTTACACGGGAGAGCCAATTGACGACGTTACCTTCAGCTACGTTTGCGCTCTTGATATTGGGGATGATCCCCTCACGGATAGCTCTTGCTGGGTAAAAGCAAATCCAATGCTTAACATCATCCTTAGCGAGGAATACCTTGCGGGGGTTGTTAAGCAGGCTGTAGACATGCCAGGTAAGCGCAATGGCATTCTTCGTCTTCACTTTTGCGTCTGGACGGATTCCGTCGATGCGTGGATGGGTAAGGAGATCGTTGATAGGGCGATGGAGCATTTCGACCCTTACGAGATCCACAAGGAGAAGGAAGTTGCGGCCTCTATCGACTTGTCAGCTAGTCGAGATTTGACGGCAGCGGCTTTTGTCGTTGAAACTGGAGAGGTTGAAGTAGAGCGGCAACTGCAAGATGGCAGCGTAGAAATTAAGACGCTGCCGACGTATGATGCATGGATAGAGGCATGGACTCCGAAAGACACAATGGTCAAGCGAGAGTCTGAGGACCATCAGCCGTACTTGTTTTGGTCGCAAACCAATCACGTAGGATCTGAAAACCAGCCATATCTAAGGGCGCTGCCGGGTGAGCGAATTCGACATGATTATCTTGCTGGATTCTTTCAGGACGTTGATTCAAAATTTAAGATACTAGGTATCGCATATGACAGATACCAATACGACAAGTTCCGTGAGGAGTGTGATGACAGGGGTCTTGACTTGCGCCACGTCGCCCATCCGCAGGGCGGGAAGTTTAGGGCGAAGCCGGACCCAATCGAAGTTGAGGCTGCGAAGGCGAATAAAGAAGAGCCGCCGCTTGGCCTCTGGATGCCCGGAAGTATCAAGGCGCTAGAGGATGCGTTTACGGACGGACGAATTAGACTTAGATTTAGCCCGGTTCTTATGTCGGCGCTAATGGGTGCGACGCTTTCGCCTCCCGATGACCATGGAAATAAGTGGTTCATCAAATCGAAAGCAACCGTCCGTATCGACCCGGCTGTGGCTTTGGCTATGGCGTTCGGGTTGATGCAGGACAAGCCACGGAAGAAGAAGCCTAAACAATTTCAGCTCATGGTTTTTTGATCTGGGTAGAGTTGATAAGAAAGACGACAAGTTTAGATATAGTTGCTGGGTAGGGTTATCCTTAGCCAGCGCCCGATAAGAAAGGGTTTTGAATGGAAAACAGAATTGCGTTTTCCTTTCTTAGCGTTGATAAGGCCATTGATACAATCGGCAACGAACGTATCATCAGCGGCATGGCAACGACCCCGACCCCTGATAGGGTTGGCGACATTGTTGAGCCGTTGGGCGTGATCTTCAAGAATCCTCTTCCGCTGCTTTTGTGGCATGATCATTCCGCCCCAGTCGGTACGGTCGTATTCGGTAAGCCTACAGAGAACGGTATTCCGTACACTGCTAAGCTTCCCGTAGTTCAGGAAGAAGGAAAATTAAAAGATCGCGTTGATGAGGCTTGGCAGAGCGTTAAGTTAGGTCTTGTACGGGCTGTATCGATTGGCTTCAGGCCGTTGAAATACAGCATCATCGACGGCGGCGGTTTGCAGTTTACGTCAACCGAAGTTTTCGAGCTTTCGCTTGTAACCGTTCCGGCAAATGTTGAGGCGACGATTGACTTTGTTAAGTCTCTCGACAACGAAGCAAGAGCAAAGGCATCGGCCAAGAGCAAAACAAAGGCGGCGCCTGCCGTGGTCAATAAGACCGTAAAGGGTGGCGTTAGCATCATCAATGTCAAAAAGGAGACAAGCTTGGATTTTCTCGAAACCATCAAGAATTTCAAGGACACCATCACCGCAAAGAACGCTCGTCTTGACGAACTGCTTGCCAAGTCCACCGAAGCAACGCTTTCCGTTGAAGAAGGCGAAGAGCACGACGGCCTGATTACGGAAATCGGCGAAATCGAAAAGCACATTGAGCGTCTCGAAGCCGGCGCCGCTCGCGCCAAGGCCGCTGCCATTCCCGTCAATGGCAATACCGCCAAGTCCGGCACTGAAGCCCGTCAGGGCAAGGTTGCTGCTACTGCCAAGGCTGGCCAGCTTGAAAAGGGCATCAGCTTTGCGCAATGGACCATCGCGATTGCAATGGGTAAGGGCAACATCAACGCTGCTCAGTCCATCGCCGCAAACCGCTTCCCGAACAACGAAGAGCTGAACGGCGCCATGAAGGCCGCTGTTTCGGCCGGCACCACGACCGACCCAACTTGGGCCGCTCCTCTGGTCGACACCTACCAGCGCTTTGCCGGTGACTTCGTTGAGTTCCTGCGTCCGGCCACCATCATCGGCAAGTTTGGTACGAACGGCATCCCGTCGCTCCGCGCCATTCCGTTCAACGTCTCGATTGCTGGTCAGACCTCTGGCGGTTCCGCTCAGTGGGTTGGTGAAGGTCAGGCAAAGCCACTCACGAAGTTCGATTTCAATCTTACCAATCTCCGTTGGGCCAAGGTTGCGACGATTTCGGTTCTGACTGAAGAGCTGATCCGCTTCTCCAATCCGGCCGCTGAAGCGCTTGTTCGTGACTCGCTCCGTGATGCTATCGTGGCTCGCCTCGATATCGACTTTGTCGACCCCGCCAAGGCAGCCGTTACCGACGTGTCCCCGGCCTCGATCACCAACGGCGTTGTGCCGATTGCGTCTTCGGGTGTTGATGCCAATGCTGTCCGCGCAGACGTTAAGGCAATCTTCACGGCCTTCATCAATGCCGGCAAGTCGCCTACTCAGGGCGTCTGGATTATGTCTGAAGTTACGGCCCTCTCGCTGTCGCTGATGCAGAATCCGCTTGGTCAGCCAGAGTTTGCCGGCGTCACCGTTACCGGTGGCACGTTCCACGGGCTCCCGGTCATTACGTCGCAGTACATCGGCAACGACATCGTTGTTCTGGCTGATGCGTCGGAAATCTACCTTGCCGACGACGGTCAGGTTGCGGTTGACGTTTCCCGTGAAGCCTCGCTTCAGATGGACTCGGCTCCGACCGGCAACTCCGGTACGCCGACCGCTGCGAACCTCGTTTCGCTGTGGCAGACCAACAGCGTGGCCATCCGTGCCGAGCGTTGGATCAACTGGCAGAAGCGCCGCGCATTCGCGGTTCAGGTTCTGTCCGGTGTCAACTGGGGCGCTGTCGCTATCGGCTCGTAATATCTAGCCGGTAAAGTCGCATTGACTTAAAGGGCTGGGAGCTGTAATATGCTCTCAGCCCTTTTTTTATTAACGGAGGTATGCTTGGCTAAGGTTATTATTGACGGCGTTGAATACGCGCCCGTTTCCAGCGTGTCGGCGGCCAAGATTGGCATTGTGATAACTACGCATAATCGGCACGATGTACTTAAGCGTTCGCTAGAGCATCATCTCCAGCACCTTCCGACCGGCGCAGTTGTCTTCGTTGTTGACGACGGCTCCGCCGCTCCTGTGTCAGTTGACGACAGTCGAGTAACGGTCGTTCGCAACGAAAGGAGCATGGGAATCGTCTACTCTAAAAACAGGTCGTTGTCCCTACTCATGGATGCGGGATGCGATCACCTTTTTCTGTGGGATGACGATGCGTACCCACTCACGAACGATTGGCATGTGCAATATGTCGAAAGCGGAGAGGCACATCTCGCCTATCAGTTCCTAGATCTAGCCGGCCCTAGAAAGCTAAAGGACATTGCCGTCATTCATCGCGATTCGAAGCATGTTGCCTATACGGGTCAGCGCGGAGTTATGCTCTATTACAAGCGCCACGCCATCGATAAAGTTGGTGGTTTTGATTCGATATACGGACGCGGGATGTATGAGCATTCCGATTTGGCGATGCGAATTTATCAGTCCGGCCTAAACTCTTGGGCTTTTGCTGATGTCGTCGGCTCAAATGAGCTTATCCACTCGATGGATGAGCACGAAGAGGTGGAGCGTTCTGTTGCCATGGGTGATCGTCAAGCCCTTGTGGATCGAAACGTTAAGGTGCACAACGCGCGGCGGGATAATGGTTATTCAGGTTATGCTCCTTATGACGTGAAGCCCAACGTCGTATTGACGTCTTTTCTTACGTGTCATCCCGATCCGCAACGTGGCATCCGCATGGAAGCAAAGGCTTCGATGCTGTCGGAGTGGTCAAGCAGCATTAAGGGCGCCGCTGCCATTGTGTTGGCTGATGAGCTTGACGAAAATCCGCCCTACGCATCCAGAGTAAAGGTTGACTCTCTGGAGGGAAACGTATATTTCATTAGGTGGCTGCATGTGTACAATTGGCTCCGGAGCAATCCTAGCGTTGGCAAGGTGTTTGTCACCGATGGGACTGACGTTGTCATGCTTCGTGAGCCTTGGGAGCATATGACATCAGGTAGCCTATACGTCGGCTCAGAGGCCAAGACTCTCGATGACGCATGGATTACGTCTAATCACGCGGCATCGCATTTGAAGGCGTTCCTAGAGGCCAATAAGGGCAAGACAATGCTGAATGCCGGCATCGTTGGCGGCGACAGAGAAGATGTCATGGCGTTCGCGCACGATATCATCAAGGACTACTATTTCACCATATCGCGCCGGTTCTGGAAAACGGAGCCGCAGGGCAATGAGGTTGGGGACATGGCGACGTTTAATTACGTGGCCTATACCAAGTGGGCCAATAAGATCATGACTGGTCCTCTAGTACATACCGTGTTTAAGACTGAGGGCGTAGGCAAGGAATATGCTTGGTTTCGCCACAAGTAAAAGGATGAAGACATGAATACATTATATGCAGTCGTCGCCCATCATTCGCGCGAGAAACAAGCCCTAGAACTGTGTTGCGCTCTAGGCGCTGAGCTGTTTATGGACGGCGGCAACGGTGGCGCGCTGGCCAATCATCGGCGCGCTATCCAGTGGGCCGCAAAGCAACGTGAGCGCGTTGTGATTCTTGAGGATGATGCGCAGCCGGTTATTGGTTTTAAGTTCAAGGTTGACGAATGGTTAGAATGCTATCCGCATAACCTTATCAGCTTTTATCTAGGAACTGGCCGCCCGCCCCAATTTCAACCGTTGATTAACGAATCGATATCGCTGGCTGACATAAGCGGCTCCAGCGTAATATATTTGCCGCAATTGTTGCACGGTGTTTGCTACTCCATCCCTCAAAGTTGGATAACTCACATCGCCGCGCAACTTCCAGAGCGTGGCGTTGCCGCTGATTACGCCATCGGCGACGCATGGCGCCGTGTTACTGGTGGCGTGGGCGTCGTTTATCCGATCAGGTCCCTTGTCGACCACGAAGACGGCCAAAGCGTGGAGCGACACCCTGATGGACAACCAAGAACAGAACGCCGCAAGGCTTGGCGGCTAGACAACTGAAGGAGAAAAGTGTGCAGGTTTCAATTGAATTCATAAAGGACTATGGTCACTACAAGGTTGGCGATATCCTCTCCATTCCGGATGGACAGGCAAAGGTTTTGCGGTTGCTGGGATATGCCATCCACAAAGAGCCGCAGAGGGCCGTAGAGGCTGTTTCCGTGGCCGAGCAACCGGTTGCCGCCAATGAGGCCCCAGAGCGCGACATTGAGGCTCTGCGGGCCGAATACTTGGCCATTACAGGCGAGCGCGTGCACCACAAGCTTGGTGCCGAGAAGATTGCATTGAAGATTGAGGAACTAAAGGCCGGTAACTAGTTGAGTCGCTTGCCGTCGAAGCTAGATATCAGGCGCGGGGGTTCGTCTCTCGCGCCTTTCCTTTTAGAGGAGCAAAACATGAGTGAAAGAAGCGGCTTTATTCGCCGCCTTAAGAGAATTACGTCTGGCTTGCTTTCCCCGCCTTCTTCGCGCGGTGGATGGCTTGGCCCCATACTGGAATCTTATCCCGGTGCGTGGCAGCAGAACGTTGAGATTTCCAACGACACACTAACGTCTGTTGGCGCTGTATTCGCGTGCGTTACGCTTATCGCTTCGGACATTTCAAAGCTTCGAATGAAGCTGACAAAATTCACGAACGGCGCGTGGGTGGAGGCCACTAATACGGCCTACTCGCCAATGCTGAAGCGGCCAAATAAAAACCAGAATAGAATCCAATTCCTTGAGGCTTGGATTTTGTCGAAGTTGCTTCACGGCAATACCTATGTACTAAAGGTGCGGGATGCCACGGGTCACGTTCGCGGCCTAAAGGTTCTTGATCCGCGTCTAGTGCAGCCGCTGGTTTCGCCAGACGGAAGCGTGTTCTATAGCATCAACACGGACAATTTTAACGGCATTCAAGATCCGCCAGAAGCTATTCCGGCTAGCGAGATCATTCATGATCGTTACAATTGCCTGTTCCATCCACTCGTTGGGATTTCGCCGCTCTATTCGGCTGGCCTAGCGGCTCGTCAGGCATGGCATATCCAGAATAGCCAAACCCTGTTGTTTGCCAACGGCGTTAAGGCCCCCGGCATCCTTACGGCTCCGGGCGCCATCAGCGACGAAATCGCTGAGCGACTCAAGACTGATTGGGAAGCCAAATATGCTGGCTCCAAGGGTATTGGCAAAGTCGCCGTGCTTGGCGATGGACTAGAATTCCAAGCGATGTCTACAAGCGCCGTCGATGCCGAGCTTATCAAACAGCTTGATTGGACCGGTATTTCCATCTGTTCTGCCTTCCACGTCCCGCCATTTATGATTGGCATTGGTTCGGCCCCGCCGTATACCGACATGGCGTCGGTTAACCTTCAGTACTATTCGCAGGCTCTACAGCACCTCATTGAGGCCGTCGAGCTTTGTGTTGATGAAGGCGTTGGCTTGGCGGATGACATGGGTGTCGAGCTTGACACGAATGGCTTGCTTCGCATGGATGCCAAGACTCAGGCTGAAACGATCACAACTTACACCAAGTCCGGCATCATGAAGCTGAATGAGGCGCGTCGGAAGATTGATCTTCCTGATATGGATGGCGGCGATTCCGTTTACCTCCAGCAACAGAACTTCAGTCTTGAGGCGCTGAATAAGCGCGACAGCTCAGATGATCCGTTCAAGACTGGCGGCAGCTCGAAAACCACACAGCCGTCGTCGTCGCAGACTACGGACCCTCAAAAGTCTATCCGTAAGTCAATTGAGCGCAGCGAGGATGATGCGATTGAGTATCTGTCCATTCTCGTAAACAAGATGGAAGGATTCGAACTTGAATATTGAAACCATTAAAAAGCTTGAAGATGTATTCTCCAAGCTGACAAATCACGTCAAGGCAGCGTTGCAGCCAATGGCGCAAGAGCTTCGTGATATGAAGGCGTCGATTGCAAGCGTCGTCAAGCATCAAGAAGATTTCAAGGCTGAAATCAAGTCGTCTGACTCGATTTTTCGCGATGAGATCACGGCCATTGAATTGGTTGCTCATGATGCCACGGCGACAGCGAAAGACGCCAAGGAAACTGCAGAAGCAGCCGTCCAGCTTTGGCATGATCACGAATCCGGATGGAATAAAAAGTTCGATAGTGCCGTGCAGCATTATGCCGATACGTCCAGCGGCGTGATCAAGGATGTATTGCCTCATGAGCTTGGCCACGAAGTTAAGCTGATCGGTGGGAAGTCGTTTGTTATTAAGAACGGCGTCGATGGCAAAGACGGGGAAAAAGGCGCGGATGGCATCAACGGAGATAACGGCGTCGATGGCAAAGATGGCAAAGATGGCGACAATGGCGTCGGAATCGTAGCTATTGACCTTGCTCAGGCCGATGACGACGTCACGATTGCGGGCCTTCTTTCGAATGGCGAGACATTCTCTTTGCCTTTCCGGATTAAGAGCGGTATTGACGGCGAAGATGGCCGTGACGGTATCGACGGCATTCGCGGCATTGATGGGGTTAATGGCGTCGACGGATCCGATGGCAAAGACGGGCGGGATGGCATCGACGGCAAGGACGGACGCGATGGCGTGGATGGCAAGGATGGATCTGACGTTGTTGATGGCTTCATCGACAGAGACAACAATCTTGTCCTAACTTTCGCCAACGGCAAGGCAAAAACCCTTGGTGTGGTGGTAGGTCGCGGCGGCGAAAAAGGCAAAGATGGCCATAACGGCGCCGATGGCTTCGACGGCAAGGACGGCCGCGACGGCGCGGACGGCAAGGATGGCTTTGGCCTTGATGATCTGAGCATGGAGCACGATGGCGAGCGCGGATTCTCATTCGTATTTCGCTCTGGCGATCTTGAGAGGCGCTTTGATTTCCGCCTTCAGGTTCCTATCTATCGCGGTGTGTACGGCGCTGGTAAGGCGTACGAGTCTGGAGACATGGTTTCTCACTTCGGCGCCGTATACCACTTCAATGGTGGCGACAAGGCTCCGGGAATTGATACATCTTGGACGCTTGCGGTTGCCAATGGCCAACGCGGCAAGACTGGCGCCAAGGGTGATAATGGCAAACCGGGTAACGACGGCCGCGACGGTCGCGACCTTACCAAAATTATGCCAGATGGGAGTAAGTATTAATGGCTGCTGACCCTATTGATATCATCACGCTTGAGGAGGCGAAGCGCAGGCTTCGCATTCTTCATGACGACGAAGACGAATCGATACAGGATATGATTACAGACGCCAGCGCCGCCATTGTCGACTACATCAAGCTTGATGATGCGGCTATTGTGTTGCTGTCGCCCATTCAAAGCCGCTGCTTGCGGGCCGCATGCCAGAACATGGTGAAATGGCTCTATAATGACAAGGACAATACAACATCGTATACCCGCGCGGCCCTTGGGTATCTTCCCGACTCGGTTACTATGACACTGCATCGAATCCGCAAGCCGTCGATGGCCTAGTGTGGGTTCGATTTGACAAGGGGTTCTCATGGATGCCAGCAAAGAACTTTTGCATAGACTTCCGTGAGGGCTCCATTCAGTTCGTAAAGCGTGATTGCTTTGCGGCTGCGAAGAGGGCGGGCGTAATAACCCGCCTAAAACGTAATCGATATGGAAATTTTACGGAGGTTGATGATGACGCCTAGCGGTAGATTTTTGCTGAAGTTTCAGCAGCGTGCGGAAGACGATGACGGCTTTGGCAATGTCATGCGCGGCGGAGATTTCGAGGATGTCTTCACGTCTTACGCCACTGTAACGCCTTTGCGGCCCGGAAGTGAGGCAGTTATCAATGCTTCGCTTACTGGCATTCAGCCATTGACCGTTAGCATCCCATCGCACTCAAAAGCGCGCATGGTCGACAACGCTTGGCGGGCAATCAACGTTCGTACTGGCGTTATCTACAATATCGCATCGGCAGTTGACTCCAACGGCGCTAACGCGACAATTGATATCACGATGACATCAGGGACATCTCCATAATGGCGTGGAAAGTAAACATCAAGGGACTTGAGCAACTGAAGAAAAAGGTTGCGGCACTTCCAGCTGCCACCCGAAACGAAATAGCTGACGCAATGGCTAAGGGTGCGGGTGAGATGGTTGATTTCGCTCAATCCCTCGCGCCACACAAGACGTTACAAGACTCAATCGGCTGGTCATGGGGCGATCTACCGAAAGGCAAGCGTTCTCTAGGCACGTTCGGACGCGGTGGGTTTACCAAGTCAAGCGGAGGAAGCGCGGCCAAGGGGTCGGGAACTAAAGACGATCTACTCATTACGGTTTACGCCGGCGATGACGAAGCATTTTATGCGCGGTGGGTAGAGTTTGGCACAAAGCCGCATAGCTTGGCAAAGGGCGCTATCCTCAAGCGAGGTAAAAAGCAGACTACGGGAATCCAGCATCCCGGCACAGCGGCAACTCCGTTCTTCTTTCCAGCCTACAGGGCGCTAAGGAAGCGCATCAATCAGCGGATAAGGCGAGCGATTAACAAAGCAGCGAAGCGCGTAGCGCAGGGCGGCAGATAGGGGATTGCATGGCAGTATTTTCGCCAATGAATGCACTAAAGCAAGCAGCCACTTCGGCGATGAAGGCTGATTCAGATTTGCTTGGTATAGTTACGGGTGGCATCTACGACCGGGCACCGGCTAACACTCAGTACCCCATGATATCGATGGAGTCATCATTTGCCGTTGATGGCTCCTATGAATGCAATGATGACTCGGTTGAAATAACTCTGCAAATTGCCGTTTGGGACTATTCCCCAGAAAGCGGCTCAAAGTCATACAACACATTCAACGCTTCGGAGGCGTCTTTTCTTGTCAAGCGTGCCATTATGACGCTTGATGGTGCTCAGCTTACTCCGGATTGGCGCGTTGTTAGTGTCCAGTACAGGACAACGAGAAATATTACGGCAAGCGATGGCGTCACCACTCAGAGCGTCAACACGTTCATTGTCATCGTAGAGTAGGAGTCCCTATGGGCGTTGATACATAGTTCTTAAGAGCAATATCTGAAACTGCACAGTATTGAAATTTCCAAAGGAGAAAAGTATGGCAAAGCCGGTAACTATTCGTTTCGGCATGTTCGCAGTGATGCTAGGCAACGTGGCGACTCCGGGAGTTTACGCCGCGCCTTGCGGCTTCACTTCCAAGTCCCTTCAGCTCACGAAGGAACTTAACGAGGTAACTATTCCCGACTGCGATGACCCTGATGCGGTTGCTTGGATTGGCCGTGATGCGGCGTCTCTGTCGGCGCAGGTATCGGGCGAGGGTGTCCTTGCGCAAGAGGCCGTTGACACTTGGCTGGCCGCGCAGGAGAGCATTGATTCGATTCCCATCAAGATTGTTCTGTCCTTCCCCGCCAAGACTGTTACGTGGACGGGCCTTGCTCATGTGTCCGACTTGACCATTACGGGCGAACTTGGCCAGCGGGTGACTATGAATGTTACCATTCAGAGTGATGGCGAGCTTGTTCGCGTTTCCGCGCCGGTTGGTTCGTAATTACACTGGCAGCACTCGGCATTCGTGCTGGGTGCTGCTTTTAACTGAAGGGATAGGCATATGAGAAGTGGACATTTGGAGGCGGAATTTGCAGATGGTGAATACGTCTTTAAGTTGGGATGGGGTCAGCTAGTTGAGCTGCAAGAAAAGTGCAACATTGGGCCGCACGCACTGCTTAGGCGCCTTGAGGCTGGCCTATGGATGGTTGATGACATCGCTGAAACGATTAGGCTCGCGCTAATCGGTGGCGACCCAGTCAACATGCAGCCGATCAAGGCAAAGAAGCTAGTTGAGCGCTACGTCAAGGATAGGCCGCTTACTGAAAACATTTCGTTGGTGCGCGTAATTCTTATGGTCGCGCTGTTTGGGGGCGAATCCGTAGAGCCTGTCGACCAGAAGAAGAAGACGGAAGAAACGTCGAGGGCCGTTGCCGATGAAGATGGAAAGATGAATTTCCAAGATCTTTACGGCATTGGTGCCGTGCTTGGATATACACCAGCGCAGGTTAACGAGATGTCGGTTTGGCAACTGATGGTCGCGTATAACGGCTACGCCAAGGCGAATACCCCAGATGATGGATCGACCATCACGGAGGAGGAGGCGAAAGACCTCTATGAATTCGTTCAGAATATTGAGTAATAACTAATCTTAATAAGGCGCAAGTTGATGCCTGACCGATAATTGCTAATTCAGTGGTATCGGGCTGCACGCATGCGCCTTTTTCACTTTAGAATGGAGAGAACATGGCGGCAACAGACCTAGAGAGATTGGTGGTTCAGTTGTCCGCCGACATGAAGCAGTACCAAAACGCCATGGATAAGGCGGTTGGGCTGACCGACAAGAGCACCAAGAAGATTCAGAAGCAATTCGAATCCATGGCGTCTAAAGTTAACTCTTCATTCGCCTCCATTGGCGCGAAGGGACTTGGTCTTGCTGCCGGCGCCGTTGGCACTGACAAGCTGATCGAGTTCGCCGACAGCTACACCAGAATTCAAAACTCCCTAAAGGTTGCCGGCCTTCAGGGAGATGAGCTTACCGCTACATTTGGAAAGCTTTATGATATTGCCCTGAAGAATCACGCGCCCATTGAGGCGCTTGCTTCGCTTTATGGCAGGGCTGCGCTTCAAGCTAAGGCTCTCGGCGCATCCAATGCGGACCTAATCAAGTTTACCGATTCCGTTGCTACATCGCTCAGAGTTAGCGGTACTTCCGCCTCTGAGGCTGGAGGCGCGCTACTTCAGCTTGGTCAGTCACTTGGTACGGGCCGCGTTATGGCCGAAGAATTCAATTCGGTCCTTGAAGGTATGCCAGCCCTCGCGCTTGCCGCTGCCCGTCGCATCAAGGACGCTAATGGTAGCGTTGGCGAGCTTAAGGCTCTTGTGTCCAACGGCAAGGTTTCGTCCCGCGCCTTGTTTGATGCCATCATTCTTGCCAATCAAGATATTCAGAAGCAGGCTGAGCTTACGAGCATCACGATTAGCGGCGCGATGACCGACTTGAGCACGTCGCTAATTAAAGCAGTTGGCGAGTTCGATGATACGACAGGCGCATCTGATGCGCTCGCTAAAGCAATTAGCGCGATTGCAGAGCAGATCGGCCCTCTTGGTCAGCTATTCGCCGATACGTGGCAAACTCTAAGTAGCATGGACCTAGGGACGTTCGCAGAGAATTGGTGGACTATTTCAACGGCCCTACATGGCGCCGCTGATGGCTTCAATGAGCTTAATAAGCAGGCTAATATAGCTGGTCAGGGTCTCAATAGCGCAATCAAGGATACGTACTCAGAATTCAAGAATGCTTGGTTTACATCCGTTGAAGATCAGCAAAAGGCCATCACGGATAGAAACGCCAAGGAGGCTAAGTCAGCTGAGATTGCGGCTGTATACGGTGCGCAAGTAAAGGAAAATGCAGACGCCATCACGAAGATGAACAAGGCCGCGTCAGATGCGGGTGGCGGCATGGGAGTTGGACAGTTCGGGCCGGCTATACCGGCTGGGCGCGGCAAGTCTCAGGGGCCAAACAACGCCAACACTATTAAGCCAACTCCTGTTGATGATCGGCAGATTAACCTTAGTGATTACAAGGTTCCCGGCGCGAAGGACAAGAAGGCAACCAAAGACAAGCAGGACGCCTACGAAAAGGCGACGAAGTCCGTTCAAGACCGCATCAACGTCATGACGGCCGAGACGGCAGCGCAATCAAAGCTTAATCCGCTAGTCGATGATTATGGATTCGCCGTTGCTAAAGCTAAGACGCAGCAAGAGCTGTTGAATGCCGCTGAAAAGGCAAAGAAGGCCATTACGCCAGAGCTTACGGCGCAGATCGAGGCGCAGGCCACAGCCTACGCAAACGCAACGGTAAATGCAGCCAAGCTCAATGAAGAGCAAGAGCGCATGAAGAAGATGCAGCAAGACATCTCCGATACGGCAAAGGACGTAACGCAGGGCATCGTGCAGGGATTCATCCAAGGCAAGAGCGCGGCTGAGGTGTTTTCTGGCGCGCTTCAGAAGGTTGCAGACAAGCTGCTGAATTTGGCTTTTGATCAGCTCTTTGATCCGACAAGCAAAGGAGGCATGGGGCTTGGCGGCGGATTCGCCAAACTGTTCGGTTTCGCGGCTGGTGGCTATACCGGCTACGGTAACAAGGATGATCCGGCCGGCATCGTCCACAAGGGTGAATACGTTATCCCGGCCGATAAGGTCAAGAAGATGGGCGTACCGAACATCGAGCGCATGATTGGCTACGCCAACGGCGGTCCTGTCGGTATACCTAGCATGTCGCGCCTTGCTGGGTCCGGAGTTGGTAGTGGCGGCCTAAGCATCAACTACGCCCCATCATACGATAATCGTGGGGTCGACAACGAGAGGCTTGCTAAGCTAGAGCAAATCCAAGCCAAGGACAGGGCGGAGTTTAGCGCTCGCGTTGTCAATTCTGTTCGCAAGGCAAAAAGCAGTAACGTGAAGGGAGTCTGATATGGCGCTAATAACATTTCCATATGATTTGCTCGCTGACTTTCCGGGCTGGAGCACGGAATTTAAGCTCAACTATCGGCAGGACAGGAGTCGGTCTGCCGGTGGAACTACGTACGTTAAGGATATGGGCAGCGCCATTTGGCGAACAACTTACTCCTCGCGCACGATGAGACCAAACGAGCTGGATAAGTGGCGCGCAAAGCTAGACCTGCTGGATGGCGGGTTGAATACATTCCTTGGCGTCCCGCTATCAAGGTGCTATCCCGTCGCCTACCCAAATGGTAGCGGGCAGTGGGCAACTCCATGGAATAGCGGCGTAACTGGACAGGGTTCATTGTCTTCTATTGTGACGCCCAATAAGGAGATAAGGATTGCGGGATTGCCAGCCAACTACCAGCTCAATGTAGGCGATATGATCCGCATAGGGACAAGAAACCTTCATCGCGTCATGACGGCGGCGTTGTCGACTGGTGGAGGGTTTGCTACCGTTGAAATCCGTCCGCCGTTGTGGCCGGAATCGGTTGCCGGCTCCGCAGTGTATTTCCGGCGTCCATTTTGCAACATGGTTGTCGACCCGGACAGTATCGCCACTACCGCCGACAGGTCGACGGGCATGGGCACTATTTCATTCGATGGATGGGAGTATCGCTAATGCCAAGGAATATTTCACCTGAAAACTTGGCGGCGATGCAGCAAGGGCGGCTGGTGTTCCGTGACTTCATGACCATCAAGGCTAGGGACCGGACTACGGGCAATATCGTGCTTGACAACGTATGGTCGGATTACGGCAATGTCTCGGCGCAGATCATCGACCCAGATACCGGCCTCACCGTCTCTCGCGATTGGTATGGCTCTGGCACCTTGATCAACATTGATGATATTCCAATGACCGCTAACCTTCAGGTGCAAAGCATTGGGATTAGCGTTGGTCAGATCAACGCCCATATTGAGAACCTGCTTCGAGGCTACGACCTTCGCCAAGCTCCTGTGGAGATTTATCGCGGGTTCTTCAATCCATCTACGCGCGTAATGGTGGCGCCGGCTGAAGCCCGTTGGCTTGGTTTTGTTGATGGGGTCGAGATCGATACGCCAAGTGAAAACCAATATGGCGACGGTAAGATTACAAGCACCAGTAATACGCAGGAGATTACGCGGGCTAACTCGCAGACGCGGTCAGACTCGGCGCAAACACATAGATTGACTGGGGATACGTTCTATAAGGACTCCGCAACCGTTGGCTCTTGGAAATTGTGGTGGGGGAACACCAAAGGTAAAACTACATGATCCGCAAGGCCCAAAAATCAGACATACCAGCCATCATCGATATGGCTGAGGGGTTTCACAAGGAGACCGGGTATCCGGTCTCCTTTGACGTTGCCCGTGTGACGAGTTTCATATCAAGCCTCGTCGGAACATCATCCGCCGCCATCTTTGTCGCTGGCGAGCCTCTGTGTGGATTTCTGGCAGCGATTCGCGACGTATCCCCCATGACGGGAGAGATGTACGCAAACGAAGTTGCCTTTTGGGTCTGTCCGGATCAAAGACGCGGCCCGTCTGGAGCGGCGCTGATTGATGCCTATGTCGATTGGGCTATATCTTGGAAATGCGACGTTGCAAGAATGACGACGCAAGCAAACATGCGTCCTGAGTTGGTCGGAAGATTATATAGGCGACATGGCTTTGAGGCGCATGAGACTGCATTCATAAGGAGACTGTAACCAATGCCAGCATTTACAGCCATAGCCGGGATTGTGACGGGCGTAAGTGCCTTTCTTGGCTCGCTTGGCACTATTGGAACATTTGCGCTAAAGATGGCCGTTGGCATCGGCCTTTCGTTGGCGGCTCAGGCATTAGCTGGGAAGCCAAAGACGCAGTCGCAACAGACTGGCGTCAATGGAGACCTGCAAGCTGGTGGAGACCTACCAAGGACGATCATCGTCGGCAGATACCATACTGCCGGCTCGCTTGTTTGGGCGAACACGTGGGGGAAGGATGACGGGACGCCAAACGCATGGCTAAGTCAGGTCATTGCCATCTCTGATATTCGCATCAAGGGACTGCTTGAATTGTGGGTTGACGGCGCTAAGGTGACGTATAATCCTGCCGGCAACAATGACACCATCTACGGATACTCTATTCCGGAATACGTCAAGAGCGGCGCCAATCTGTACGTAAAGTTCTATAGTGGCGCGCAGACTGTAGCGGACGAAGCCCTCGTAACTAAGGCCAGCACGTCAGACCGCACGTGGGATAGCTCGCGCATTGGTGCTGGCGTTTCGTACATCGTGGTCCACTCTAGGTATACCAAGGGCCAGTTCTCTGGCTTTCCTACGTTTGGCTTCACGGTTGACGGCATGCCGCTTTACGATCCCTCGCGAGACTCCACCGTTGGCGGCGTTGGCCCGCAACGCTATACGGACCCCAGTACGTGGGGCGGCGACGGAGATTACCTTCCCGTAGTTCAGATCTATAATCTTTGGCGCGGCATTCGCTATAATGGCGAATGGCTTTGCGGCATGCAAAACATGTCAGCTAACCGACTTCCGTCCGCGAACTGGATTGCAGGCATTGAGGAATGCCGAAAACCAATCCTAGACGCATCGGCCGCTACGGTTCCGCAGTACAGGAGCGGCCTTGAGATTACGGTTGATACTCCGCTGTCAGATAGCTCCGACGCGCTGTTGACGGCATGTCAGGGCAAGATATCTGAGATCGGCGGCATATATCGTATCTTTGTGGGTGCGCCAACGTCGCCAACGATTGGCTTTACCGATGACGATATTCTGTCGACGGAAGAGCAGAGCTTTACGCCATTCTACGGCCTGTCAGACACCATCAACGGCATTACGGCAACCTATACCGACGAAAGCACGTGGCAGTCAACCACGGCCCCTCCGCTGTACCGAACGGACTTGGAGACGTTCGCCGGCAATAGGCGATTGCTGTCAAACGTTGACTTCCACGCGGTAACCAACGCTGAGCAAGTGCAGCGGCTCATGAAGTCGGCGCTTCTTTCCGCTCAGCGAGCGCGACGCCATACAATCGTTCTGCCTCCTAGCTTTTGGGCCTACGGAGTTCCGGGGGAAGTCATTCAATGGACTTCAGCTAGGAACGGCTATGTCAATAAGCTGTTTCAGATCGATGGCGCTAGCGACCGCGCCAACTGCGATATTATGCTTGACATCACGGAAGTCGACCCGGATGATTACGACTGGGACCCGTCTACAGACTTCACGCCTCCGGTTGATGGTGCGCTTGGGCCAGTCGTTCCGCAGCCACAGGCTATCGTTGACTGGTTTGCTGAGCCGTACATCATGATTGACAATGATGGCGAAAGCCGGCGACCCGGCATCCGCATTACTTGGTCTACTGATCCTGAAACAATTGTTGGCAACATGGGCGTCAAGTGGCGAGTTCGGGATGCCGTATCTCTTGCAATTCTATGGGATGGCCAAACCAGCGTCATCGAAGCTGGTGCCGCGATCATTACGCAAGGTCTGTTGCCAAATACAAACTATCAGGTTGCCGGGGCGTACATCCCGACAGATCCGGACAGAGACACGACATGGAGTTCATGGATTGAAGTTCGAACCGACAACATTCTTCTCGGTGAGTCCGACATCTATTTCCCTGGCGTAGTAGAGGGCATCAAGGAATTCGTCAGTGACGCTACGCTTTGGATTCGAGATGGAACACGCCAAGCTCTTATTGATGCGCAGCGAATCGCAAGACTTACTGCTGATCAGGACATGGGCAATTACAGAGATCGACAAACTCTTCGCACGGAGCTGACGAGTGCAACTGGTCTAATAACAGCCTCGTACCTAAATGCTATCACGGTAGCAACAGGGCCGGATTCTGCGCTTGCTCAGAGGATAGAAAGCATTGAGGTTATTATTCCAGACTTGGCGACTGTTGACGCTATGGACTTGCTGTCTGCGCAGGTCGATACTGTTGACGGTGAGGTGCAGGCAAACGCCACGGCCATAACGTCGCTTAATGCGCAAGTCGGCGAAGTGTCCGCGAGTGCAAACTTTAGGATGAGCGTCTATGCAGCGCCAAGTGGATATTCATCCCGTATAGGGATGGAGGCGCGTGGCGGGTCTACAGGTGCATATCGTTCTGCGTCATTATTCCTTGATGTACCTGCATCCACAAGTGTGCCAACGCGTGTTGCTATCGTGGCTGATCAGTTCTCTATAACAAATGGCACAAACACCAATAACCCATTCGTCTTTCAGAGTGGTGTTCTTACGCTGAATGCTGCCAACATCGGCACTGTCACGGCTGGTCTAATCAATGGCGGCCCCGGAGCGAAGATGGTTATCGATATTACTAACGGCACGATTACTGTGTCTGATTAAGGATAGATAATGACTAGTAGAATTTACATAGCTCCCGCAAGAATTATCGTATCCCGCCCCGGCTTTACTGTCGGGGCGGGGATGCCAGATAGCCAGAAGATATTTGATTCAGATTGGAATTGGAGCGGCATCTTACTTGAGGCTGGCGCGGCTACAGATCCGGGTGGATCTACTGACTGGAATTTGATGTTCAAGAAAAACTATGGCTATCCGCCATGCGTTGTCGCCAAGATGCTGAGCGCTAGCCCCGGCAGCGTTCCTTGGGCTGGGCCGGATGTAACATCTCCAATGGATGTTAGCACTCGAATTAATCAGCCAGTCATATATAGCGATAGAATTATCTTTCCTAGAGTCTATCTAACTGGCGGCAACATAAATTATGGGAATGTTGAGTACGAAGTGTACGGGGTGGATTGATGGTAAACAGAATGAGGTTTGGCTATAATGCCGCCGTTAACGACTACGGGATGTTCATTAGCAAGCCCGGCCTAGATATCAGCAATGTTTCTACTAACTATCTTCTTGATAGTCGCTATAGAACGCTATCCGTTCATGCTCACGGTCTAGACACAATGACTCGGTCTACGGCTGTGTCTGGACAGACTATCTGGTACTCTGAAATCACATTTGCCGATCTTGGGTATAGGCCAGTATTCTATGGAAGCATTCGATATGACTCCGCTAACTCTGCCGGCCTTCCAGTCAATTGTTGCGGCTTCCCCTTGTCGTATTGCGCCTCTTATCGCCAGAACGGCTCATCAGGTGAGCGTCTGACAACCAATAGCGTTTGGTGGGTCAGCAACACCACGCTGAGGGCGAAGGCCATTATGAACGTCAATGGATCTGGTGGCCAGATGACTTTCCAGTGGATCGTTTTCAGGAATAGGTTTGAATAGATGACGAGAAGAGTAGTTATTGGCAACGTTGGCGGGACATTCTACTTCAGGTCCTCGCCGGTTGGGGTCGATGCCGTGACGGGAGATCCGTCATATTTATCAGCTTATGAGGGCATGGTCCCTTGCGTTCCGAAGGCATCGGGAACAATTGTAGTGCCCGCCGCAGCGAGCAACAACGGCGGCGCAACGGCTTCTGTGGCCCTGTCTCAGTCATTCTCATACCCCCCGTTCATTCTCATTAAATCAACGGACAACATCCTCCCCGGAGGGGATACAATAGGCGGGTGGTTTGTCGCTGGAAGCACGCCAAACATCTATTTCTTCAATAGATCAGGCTCAACCAAGACCGTGAAGTGGTGGGCATTCGCTGAACTATAATTGATAGACGCTGCACGGGTGCTATTTACAGGAAAATAAAGGAGTAAGTTATGAGTGAGAAGAGGACGATTTCAGAAAAGGTCATCATTGGCGAGCTTCAGGCGAGACTGGCATTCACGGAGGAGCGGTGCCTCAAACTGGCAGCCGCTGTAACTGAGATTGATGAAGATCTAACAATTGCTAGGAAGGCAATTGAGGTGGCTCGCAATGAATCGTCGGAGGCACGCAATCGTATTGCGGACCTTGATCGTGAATTGCATGAGGCGCAGATTCGCCTTGCGGAAATTGAGGCGCCTACGCTGGGCGCCAAGAAGCACAACAGAACACCTAACGAGGGCACACAATAATGGCCGTTACGCTTCCATCGGTATATCAGGACGGCACAGCCACGATAACTGGCGGAACCGTCGTCACTGGACAAAGTACGCTATGGGTGAATGCCGTACTTCCCGGTGACTTCTTCGGGGTGCACAAGGGCTACGCCATCCGCATTCTGTCCGTTGACAGTGATACACAGCTTACTCTAGCCAACGCTTGGCCGGGATCTGCGCAGACTGCCGCGCACTATGAGATAATGCTGCAAAGCGATGTTGGGCGCATGCAGGAAACCAGCCGACAGCTCTTGCAACAGCTAAGTAATGGTAACATTGAGGCGCTAACGGGACTGATTGGAGCGGCAAACTCCATCCCCATCTTTACCGGCGTTGGCACGATGTCACTTGTTGAGGTGGGAACTAGCGGCAATAAAATTCCATTGTTAGATACAGCAAACACATGGAGCGCTAAACAGACGACAAATGGCGGGTGGCGCCTTGATGCCCCTAGTGGCTCTGATCGAGTCATCGACTGGACAACTTCCGGTTCGCAGCGCTGGGCAGCGCACGCGAATGCGGCCCCCGAGTCCGGATCGAATGCAGGATCTGATTTTCAGATATCTAGATTTGCAGACAATGGCACCCATATTGATAATCCATTGCAGATTAATCGAGCTACAGGCGTTACGACGATTACTAACCTAGCTGCGTCAAGTATTGCGGACGGCTCCATTACCGTTCCTAAGCTTGCAGCCGAAGTCGCGACAAGATTGATTGAATTCGACATACGCGATTCCCGCTTTGCCGGAGGCGCTAAGTTTGATGACGCCACGGACGATACTCCGGCTTTTGCTGCTGCTATCGCTTATTTCCAGACGCTTGGCGGTATCAATCAGTATCAGGGAAAGAACGCTGCCCGTCTGCGCATGCCGCGTGGTGTCAGTCGCGTATCTAACCTTGACGTGACGAACGCATCGAACGTCCAGTTCGTTGGTGAAGGCGATGGCGTCACGACGCTACGCAACACGGCCAACGCACCATGTATCAATTCGACTAACGTAACCGGGACGAATGACTCCTTCCGTATGGCGTTTAGGGACTTCTGCATTTATGGGCCGGGGCGTGCAAACACTAGCGCTCACGGGATGGATTTGAAGGCGCTCAATAACGGCAGCATTCAGGATGTGCGTTTCTATGCTTGCCGCGACGCCTTGCGCCTTACGAACAATTGGCAGACGGACGTATCTAGACTAAAGGTCGATGGGGGGGGCACGGTTGGCGGCTCACTGACTTGCTACAATGGCGTCGTCATGCTCGACGGTCCCGGAGCAGTTCTGGAAAATGCCGTTAAGTTTTACGGTGGCGTCATTTCAGGCTGTGAGAATTGGGGCTTTCGTGGGCAGTCTGTTACGGGATCGGCCATCTTTGGTATGGAAATCCTTGCTTGCGGTCAGGTCGGCCTCTATGTCGGCGACAACCCATCCGGCAAGGATCTTAAGTGGTTTACCTATGCTGGCGGCCTGATTGATACTTGCGGTCAGTTGTTTATTGCTCATAGAGGCGGCGCAACTTACGGAGGCCAAATACACCTCTCTGGCTTGTGGATGGGTTATGGCAATAAAGGTGGCGGCTTGGGTACTGCGATTGAAGTTCAGGGGATTAATGATGCGACATTCCGTCCTGACGTAATTTTTAACTCTGATGCTTCGTTTATCGCATCCGCCTGTGACAACGTCATCTTTGATTTTGGCACCATTCAGGGTTATGATAGGTCGCTTGTTGGTGTAGTTCCTATTCAGCTTGCCAATTCCACGAACGTAACGGTTCGCGGTGGCGGCATGAAGAAGACTCCTAGTTCGCCTAGCACTATTTGCGTAGCGGAAACAGGCACGTCAAATTCCAACAATATTCAGGGCATCAATGCCGATGGTGGCGGCACGATTATTGGCTCGACAACTATCATTAAGGGCAATCGCGGTATTTGGTCTCGCCGCTCCGGTCAGGCCAACATTGCCGCAGGAGCGGCGAGCGTAGTAGTCAATCATGGATGTGTGCGTGCGCCCGTAATCGGTGATATTTACGTAACGCCATCGTTCAACTTGGCGGGACAAGGTGTTGCAACTTATTGGGTTGACACCATAACGTCAACAAGTTTTACGCTTAACCTTAGCTCCGCAACGCCAAATGCTTTGAATTTCCATTGGTCTTGCGACGTATCGAGAGGATGATATGATATGAAGTATGTAGTTGAATTTGATGGCGGCTTTCATTGGTATCGAAAAGGCAATGAGGAATACTCTACGCGTAAGGATGCCAATGCAGCCATGGACGCGTGCGCGCAAAGCAATCCGTGCAAAGCATACCGGGTAGCCGAACTCATTGAGGGCTATACAGGTATTACGGAGCAAGAAAATCCGTTTATGCGCATGGCGGCGGCAGCCTCACAGCATCGCGGCGCGCCGTAGGTTGATCGCTTCGATAAAATAGCAATATCTTTCATAGCAGGGCGGCAACTTGTCGCCCTGTTTCTTTTCCAAGACAGGAGACCCATATGAGCGCAGCAAACAGCAAAGTATTTTGGGATTATATCCGGCGCGCACCTCTTGGCGGTAAGCTTAGTACGGCGCAAATCAACGGCATTAAGGCCATCATTGCATACTGTGAGGCGCGCTCGCTGCCAATGGTGTGGCTGGCCTATATCCTCGCGACAGCATTCCATGAGACGGGCGGCAAGTTTCAGCCAATCGGCGAGGGCCTGACGTACACGACTCTTGGCGCCCTTCGCGCGGCGTTCAAGACGCCATTCAAAGACAAGCCAGATTCGTTCTTGGCTCCGTTCTTGCGCAATCCGCAGGGGCTAGCCAACTATGTATACGCCAATCGCAATGGCAATGGCGACGTCAAGAGTGGCGAAGGTTACAAATATCGCGGTCGCGGTCTTGTGCAGTTGACCTTCAAGAACAACTATGCCGCGTTCGGTCTTGCCGCCAATCCTGATGCGGCCCATGATATGGATACGGCTGTACGCGTCCTTGTCGACGGCATGCTGCGTGGCCAGTTCGGGAAGAAGTTGTCGGCTTTCGGCAATGACGAGGCGAGCTTTGATGCTAAGGGCGCGCGTGCTTCGGTCAGCTCCGACAAGGGCGCATTGATCGCAACTCATTATCAGGCATTCCTTGATGCCCTGAAGTCTGTTGATGAAGTTGTTGCTTCGGCAGCTCCGGACATCGATCCGCCCGTGCCTGTGTTGGGTGGCTATTCTGCGCCCATTGCAATCGCTGATGACGTGCCAGCTACCAAGAGCGGTATCGTCCAGACCATTCTTGGAACCCTGTCTGGTGGCGGTATCTTGAGCGCTGTAGCCGGCATCGCCAATCCATGGGCATTCGGGCTGCTCGCAATCCTTATTGTCATTGGCGCGGTGTTCGCGTGGGGCTTCTTCAGTGGAAGGATTAATTTCAATCGTGTTTAGTTTGATCGCTACCCTTGCGGCGAAAGTCAAGGGCTGGATGGTTGGTGCGGCGCTTGCTATTGGCGTCGTCGTCATCGCCTACATCGAAGGTCGTCAGGCGGCTACGCAGAACGCGAAGCTAAAGCAGGCGAATGAAAACCTCAACGCAATCAAGACGGCTAGGAGTGTCGAAAATGAAGTTGCTGGCTACGATCCTGCTAAGCTTGACGCTAGGCTTTCTCGGTGGGTGCGCGACAAGCAGTAGTTACTGCGATGTCGCCAGACCAATTTACGTTAGCGTTGACGATAAAATCACGCCGGGAACGGCCACTGGAATCGTCACGGAAAATGAAAAATACGAACGGATTTGCGGAGTTAAGTAATGGTCATTGAGACTTGGGTGATCACACTTCTTAGCTTCCTCATCATGGCGGGCGGCGTGCTTGTCAAGGTGACTTTGGGCGTCCATGAGCGGTCTGGCAAGGTCGATAAAGATCTTCAGGTGCACAAGACCGATACGAGGGAGGAGCTTTCAAAGCTTCGCCTTCACATGGCCGACAAATATGTTTCCAAGGATGACCTTGATAAGGCGATGGCTCCTCTTGTGTCCGCGCAGCGAGACACGCGCCAGTCAATCGAAACGTTGCGCGAAGAGACGAGGAGTCAAACCGGATCAATTGCGGACAGAATCGACAGGATGATTGAACGGCAGAATACCCGGCCGCGTGGCGGGGCTTAATCCAGAGTGGGCGGGCGTCGAGGCGCTCGCCTAAAACAGGAGAATAAAATGGTAACTGAACAGCAAATGCAAGATGCAGTTGCGGCCCTTCGTGAGCACGGCAGTCAAAGCGCCGCTGCACTGGCGTTGGGTATCGCGCGGTCTACGCTCCAGAATCAATTGAAGCGCGCTGGTGAGGCTGGAATCGCTGGCTATGAGCCGGTCATTCCGGGGTTTCGGGTTTCACAGGTGTCGACGGCCCATGATGAGTCAGGCGCGATTGTGCGCAAGTTTATTCAGCAGAAGCCAGAACGCGGCGGGGCGTTTGAGGTTCCCGATGGGCAGAAGATAAAGGGAGTATCTGCCCTAGTCAACGAAGACGGCCGGGAAATCATTAAGTGGATTAAGACCGACGAAGATAAACAGCGCGCCGAATCGATTCGCAAGGCCGCTCTAGAGGCGCTACTTGATCAAGTGCCGCGCGTTGATGCATCCCCTCGTCAATGGCGCATTCCGCATGCTGACCTGCTGTGCCAATATACTTTGACTGACGTCCACCTCGGAATGCTTGCGTGGGGAGAAGAGACCGGCGCGGGAGACTATGACCTGTCCATTGCTGAGCAGTTGTTGGAATCGTGGTTTGATGCTGCTATTGACATGGCTCCAGACGCACACACTGGCGTTCTGGCGCAGCTAGGAGACTTGCTTCACCATGACAGCCACGAAAGCGTAACGCCAGCCCATAGGCATGTCTTGGATGCTGATAGCCGTTTTCAAAAGATGGTTCGGGTTGCCGTGCGTGTTATTCGTAAGATCGTGGCCAAGTTGCTGTTTAAGCATGAGCGCGTTGTGATCATCATGGCAGATGCCAATCACGACCCGGCGTCTGAAGCTTGGCTGCGCGAGATGCTTGCGGCATTCTATGAGAATGAGCCGCGCGTTGAAGTTCTGTCTTCGGCCGGCACGTATTATGCCATCCCATGGGGCGATGTTTCGCTCTTTTATCACCACGGCCATAAGCGCGGTATCGCGAACGTAGATACGGTGTTTGCGGGCAAGTTCCGTTCGCTGTATGGCGCGACGAAGTACAGCTACGCACATATCGGTCACCTTCATAGTGATGAGCTGAAGAATACGAACCTGATGAAGGTAGAGCGCCATGAGACTCTTGCTTCTCCAGATGCATACGCCGCGCTTGGCGGGTGGCTGACGAATCAGAGCGCTAAGGTCATTCACTACCATAAGCGCTTTGGTGAGGTTGGTAGAAATACGATTACTCCTGCCATGCTTTCGGGTGAGGCTCTGGATAAACTTCAGGCGCTAATCGCAGCGTACGGGCGGTAAATTGTGATCAAGGGCCAAAAAAGAGGAGCGGCTGCTGACTGGTTAAAGTTTGCGGCCGCATACGAAGGTGAAGAATGTTTGATCTGGCCGTTTTGCCGCAATAATAAAGGTTATGGCGGCGTTCTTTGGATGGGTAAGCGGAGATTAACACATCGAGTCATATGCGAGATTACCAATGGACCGCCACCGGCACCAGATAGCCAAGCCGCCCATTCTTGTGGGAACGGACATGGCGGTTGCATTGCACCCCGTCACCTAAGTTGGAAAGATCAGTCTGGAAACGAGAGAGATAAGATAGGCCACGGAACATCAAACAGAGGCGGCCGTAATGGCATGTCCGTATTGACTGAGGACGTGGTTGTTTCCATTTTGAGGCGGCGAAGGCTTGGGGTAACCTACAAGCAATTGTCGGCAGAGTTTGATGTTAAAATACAGACAATAGCGTCAATTTGTCAAAGGCAAAACTGGCGCCACGTCGACATTGACGCGGAGTAATATTGGCGCGTAGATAAAATTAAAGGGGCCTTTTTGCTCCTTTTTTATTGACACCCAACGCCGTGCATGGGATAACTGCTATACAAATAAGGAGAATGCGCATGAAGGCTACATATCAATCATCCCGTTACGACTCAGGTATCGACTATCGCCGATACGCGCGCTGTGATGCTGATGGCGTTTTTACGTATTGCCTCCAAGATCCAAAAACTGGATTCGATCACGTTCAGGGTCAGGTGGATTCTAGCGAGCTTCCGGACCACGTCGTCAAGGAAGCGCGCATGCTGGCTGGCGAGGTGTATGGATGGGTTCGCTGGCTTGACGTGGGGGCAGCGTCGTGAGCGCAGCCCTAGAGTCCGCATGGGACGAACTCGTCAATAAAGACGACCGCACTTCACCACCCGAATATCCAGACATGTGCCTTATCACTCGCGAAGAGCTTGCGCAATTCATGATATTGTCCGGAGAGCCTCTAATTGAGGTTATCACGGATTTGCGCGACAAGATGGATACGGCCAACGCTCTTTTGCATTGCGAGTGCGGCAGTCGAGTTGATGGCCACGGCATGGGCGATGGACACTCTCCGGTTAGCATGTATCACTATGCGTATTACAAGCTTGAAGAAGAGAATGACCGCCTGCGCCATACGGTTGAATTCGTTCAGCGATGGGCTTGGCGCGAAGATCCCCCGAACGCTAGCCGTAAGCTCTCGGATGAAGAGCGGTTATCCACCATCAAGTTCTATCCGGGCATTAAGGTGAAGGCCAATGGGTAGCGTTCACAACGACTTATCATCGTGGGCAGCGAAAGCTAGGGAGCGAGGTAACGCCAAAATATACATATCAACAGACGTTGCCGATAATGCATCTGCGATCATTGTGGGGCAGGCCAATAAAATAGAAGAGCTTGAAAATGCTTTGAGGCAAGGGTGGAGGCGCATTCGCTGGTATCACCATCTATTGCCGTGGAAGTTGCGGCAAATGAGGGCGGCAAACAGGGCCTACGTCCGCGACAATTCTTTTCAAGCATATCTAAAAAAGACGAGATCCGTATAATGCGCAGCCGCAATTGGTATCCAGTGTTAGAAGAGAAGCGCGACCAGATGAGGGCGCGTCCATTTCGATACCGCTCAGCCAAGGGCCGTGCCATGTTTCGCCTTGAGGACTGGCGGTGGCGTTGGGATGAATGCGGATAATTTGCGCAATGCTGCTCTTGCATTTAATGCGATTGCTGATATCATGGATAATAATTGCGCTTAGCATCAAAAAAGCAAGGAGAGGCACTAGCATGATCATCAAACTAGACAAACTTCAATCCATCGGCCAGCGAATCCGCTGCGTCCGCAACTCCATAATCCAGCGTCCCGGAACATTCAAGCGCTGGTTTGCGTGGCATCCCGTTGAGGTAGCCAGCGGAGAAATCGTATGGCTTCAGACTGTTGACCGCAAGAAGCACGGTGGCTATAGCTATGTGGTCTACTCCTACTTCATCGTCTAATCAAAAAGGAATGCATTCACATGACTAATGAAAGTTCAACCCAATACGTGGTAGATGCCGGCATTGCCCGCACGCTTGCAACGGCATATCTTAACGCGCTGCAACTGGCTACCGATAAAGAGTTGGCGGCGCGCGCGGAGACGCTGGCGAAGTTCGTCGCCAACAAAGAGGAATACATTCGCGCCATTGCGCCGGGATCGCATTATCTTCCTCTTTACGTCAGCGCCAAGCATGCGCAACGGCGAGAGCGGGCCGAAGTCGATTACGAGCGCGAGCGCAACCGCCTTGAGTATGCGGCTAGAAACATCACGTATTGCCGCCGACACGAGCCCGTGATCAGGCTACCTGTGCCCGTAACTGATTTTAATGTTACCCCGTTCCTTAAGCGGACGGCGGAAAACCTTGTCTACGCATCCCGTGTAACGACGCAATTCTTTATCGGCGTCAACAGCGAGGAGAATGCTGTTCTGTCTCGCGCCGCAGGGATCGTTAAGGCAGAACAGGACAAGCTGGCCAAGGCCGAAGTAATGAAGCTGGCCGCACTTGAAGAAGCGCTTGATGCGAAGGGCTATAAGTATGATGTAATCAGCAATTCGTACATCAGGAAGGAAGAGCTTGCGCGGAGACGTGCCGAAGGGAAGTACACGCCAAGCGCTGACTCCGAAACAATGGAGGTCTACAAGACTCATGACTGATACCAACTCCCCTCTCCCTCCGCGCATCATGCCGTTCTTCAACGAAGACGTCGCATGGGCGCTTGCGGAAGCCGCTGAGTTGGCCAGCAAAGGCGGTCCCGTCTATCTAGCCACGCCATATACTCGATACCCTCATGGGCAGGAAGAGGCTGCTAGGCGAGCTTCGGCTTATGCTGGGGAGTTTATCGCCTGCACCCTTCCGACGTTCTCTCCAATCGCCCACGGCCACGCAATCGCCAAGGCTGCGCACATTGACCCATCCGACGTTGACTTTTGGGTGGCCGCCAACGAAGCCATGCTCCGCGCAAGCTCTAGCCTGATCGTCGTCAAGATGGACGGGTGGCAAGAAAGCAAGGGTGTGGCTATTGAGATTGCCGCGTTCGAAGAGGCGGAGAATCCCATCCTCTACCTTCCGGAAGACTTCTTCCTTGACTACTGCACAGGAGGCCGTTGTGAGCCAACAAAACGCTGATAAGCCGTGGATGGACTTGACGGATGAAAAGGCCGCCAAGTTGCGAGATTGGATGACCACACAGAACTATATCCGTGCAGCCAACATGGAGACGAAAGCGTGCGCGCCTAAGTGGCGGCATGCATGGAACACGGTCAAGCTATGGGCTGCGTTCCATGCTCATGCTATCAAGCGTTTCGGATTTTGGCACTCCGTCAAGTTCTTTCCTCTGGTCAATTACGACTATGCTAGATCCGTGTATAAGGACGGATTCATGACTGACGACTTCACGTCAATTGACGAGTTCGACGCTATGGATGAGGCTGCGACAGACATGGGTTATTGGGAAGAGTGACTTCGTTTGTCACTCGCGAACGCGCCGAGCGGATGAGGCTGTATATCGATAAGGTTGAGTCTATGCTCCCCGACGCTAGATCTATATCTATCACAGTCAAAGGAGAAGACGTGGAAAACGGCAAATATCATCTGCCCCATCCGGGAATCGTTGGTCACGCAAAGGCCGACAAACCTATCTCTGGATACGGCAAGCTGTCTGACGCAGATGTCGGCCTAATCAATAGCGCGAAGGAGCATCAAGAGCGATGCTTGCGTCTCTATGACCTCCTATCGGGCCTATCGATCTACGACCAGCGCTCGCTAGCCACGGCAAAGACGCACATTGAATCTGCGTTCTCTCTCATGGTAAAGGCTATCGCGCAACCGGGCGGAACGACTCGCATTGCGTTGCCGGGTGACATTCAGTAGCAGGAGACGCGCATGACGGAAGTAAACAACTACCCTCCCATCATAGCCTTTACGGGCGGCAGAAACGTTGGCAAAACGACGGCTGCGGAGAAGCTTGTCAATGATTATGGATATGTGCGAGTCCACGCCTTCGAAGGCGGTAAGTATGCGGCATATCATTATTTTGTCTGGGTGCTAACTGGGCAGGTTGACGCCCCGCATGAGGTTGCGTCCCGAATGGTTTATGGCGACCTAAAGGACAAAGACTCCCCATATCTTCCAGAGGGAAAGTCTCCGCGATTCTTCATGGAGGAATTCGGTCACTTCATGGGTGTAAGTCTTGGCGTTCCGTGGACCCTAGGAATGGAGATCGACAGAGCGAAGCGCATCCATGGCGATGACGTCAAGCTCGTGATTGAGTCGCTGGTCTACGAGGTTGATGAGATCTATAGGCATAATGGCGTCGTCTGGCGACTTGAGCGACCGGGATTTGATTCCCCAGTTGGCGTTAAGACGGATGCCACGCAAAGGCTTATCAAGGAAGATTCTCTGATCGCATCTTCTTCGCTGGAAGAGTTGGCGCTGAACATTGACGACCTGATGGCTATCAATGCCTATGCGGCTGGGTCTGCTTTGGTAAAGCAAGAATAAGAAAAGGGGGCCGAAGCCCCCTTTATTACCGATAATCTCCGAATGCATCGAGTCGCATCTTGCTTGTGCGAGTACGATGGAACTTTCTTGCTTTCTCCCGCCGCTCATTATCGCGGATGCTGCGACGCGCAGACATGCGATCATCCGAGCTGTGAGCGGCGCGTTCAAAGTCTTCTTCGGTGAGGCGGTATTTCATTTGTCTTTCCTTTTATGTTCGCCACCATTGGCTGACGTGTATGGTTGTAAGTCTATCGCTCCAGTTTGTCAACGACAATAATCATTATTTTTCTAGGTTGATGCGAAAAAGAGCTGCGCTAATTAAACGTAACATGGAAAGGAGAAGCATATGAATATGATTGTTGATGGGTTCAGCCGTGGATTTAGTCATTTCAAGACCACTAAGTCAGCGGCGTCGTGGGAGCGAAGGTATGCGCTCAAGGGTGCGGTTGCCGCTCTGATAGCTGGGGCCGCCGTCGCCACGATCTATGCGGTTGGGCCGCTTGCTGTCGTAACGTCTCTTGGTGGCCTACTGGTAGGGTACGCGGTAGCCTCGCGGTTCTACAGGTTCCTAGACAGGGACATCGAGCGATGAATGACTTCTTTAAGTACATCGGCGTTGCCGTTCTTCTAGTCGTCTCTTTCGTCCTGTCGCTAATTGTCGGAGTCGCGTTCTTGGTATTCTTGGTCGCCTACATCTTCGCGTCGCTTTTGGTTGCTGCCATTATTTGGGCTGCTGGTGACCTTCAGCAACGATATCGCCGATGGAAGTACCGCAAGCCAGGAACAATTAAGCAGAAAGGAAAGTAAATGAGCATTCTATCAAACATCCGTATCGCAGTAGGCGACTTCTTTTCCAAGCCAAAGGCGTTTGCTGAAGCGCGCGGCTTGACCGCCAAGCTTGCGGTGACTGTCTACACGTCTATCCTCGTCGTCGCCCTGATTGCGCTTGCATTCATCGCAACTCCATTCGTATTTATCGAGGCAACTATCCGAGGATTTGTATCGGCTGCTTTGGCCGGCTATCGCGATACGGCGGCAATCGCCAGCAACATTGCCAATGCAGTCAAGACCCATGCAGTCATGGTGAAGGTGCTATTCAGCAAATGAGCATCCTAGACAATCTGAAATCACAGGAAAGCGACGACCCGCCAATTATCCTTCTTTACGGGGTCGACGGCATTGGCAAGTCTACGCTGGCGGCAGAATTCCCCGATGCAGTCTATCTGCGCACTAAGGGCGAGCGCGTGCCAAAGGGTGTCAATATCCCCGGCATGGAAATCACCAGCTTTATTAAGATGGAAGATACGCTAGATGCCCTCCTGAAGGACGATCACAAGTTCAAGTGGGTGATTATCGACTCTCTTGATGGCTTTGAGCCGCTGGTGTGGGATGAGACGTGCTACCGGATCAATAAGAAATCCATTGAAGAGCTTGGATACGGCAAGGGTTACGTAGAGGCTGATGAGGAATGGGGCGCGTTCTCAGATCTGGTATTTGAGCTTCAAGCGGCCGGTATTGGCGTCTTGATCTTGGCCCATCCAGCTATCGAGCGATTCGAATCCCCGATGTCGGAGCCATACAACCGCTTCACGATCAAGATTCACAAGCGTGCAAATGCCATCATGCGAGAGCGCGCCGATATCGTCGCTTTCATGAACTGGAAAGTTCAAATGAAGTCGACGGAAGAACGTGGCGGCCGCAAAGCCTCCCACGCCGAGGGCAAGGAGCGAGAGATCCTTGTTACGGGTTCGCCGTCTTTTGACGCAAAGAACCGTTACGCAATGCCCAACTCTATCACCTACAGATTGGGCGACGGATATAAAAAGCTATCAGAACACTTTCCGCCCGCCAAGGGCGTAAGGTAATTAATTCAGACAAAGGAGAATACCAGAATGGCAAAGCTTAATAATTCCATCCGTCCCGGCGATCAGGATACGACGCAGCGTACGGGCGGGGTTCTTCGCGGGACATTCATCGGTGTCGTTCGCGATACTGACGTCAAGGAGAATGCAAAGGGCACAGGCGACTTGATGACTGGATTTGTTGAAGTCACCAAGCCGGAAAACTTCAAGGGCCGTCGCATCTATCTCAATATCAATGTCCGCCACGACAACCCGAAGGCCGAAGAGATCGGCAAGCAGGAATTTGCCAAGCTCGCAAAGGCGGTCGGCATTCCGGACGATCAAGAGGTAGAGGACACCGAGGATCTGGAGGGTTACGAATTCGCCTTCAAGGCCGGCCCAGAAAAGGATGATCCGGAGCGCTCGAAGATTGTTCGCTACTACTTCCCGGATGAGCCTGAGCCGGAACTTGGTCCCGACAAGGAGCCGGAAGTTCGTGGCCGTCGTGATGAGCCGCGCGGTCGCCGTGGTGAAGAGGATCGCGGTTCGCGTGATCGTGGCCGGGATCGTGACGAAGGTCGCGGTAGCCGCGATGATGACCGTGGCTCGCGCAGCCGTGGCCGAGAAGATGAGGGTCGCAAGGATGAGGGCCGCGAAGAGCGTGGCCGGGGTTCTCGCGACCGTGACGACGACAGGCGCTCGCCGAAAGAAGTAGCGGAAGAAGACAAGGGCGGCAATGATGCCGGTGACCGGGATCGCCCGTGGTCCAAAAGTCGTGGCCGATAACGGCTATTGACATCTGACACTAAGGGGCGGCTCACAACCGCCCCTTATCAGGTTAACGAAAGGAGATAACATGAAGATAAAGACCATCTATTTTGCTCATCCCGTGTCGCTATATAATACAGATATTGAGCGTCGAGCCACGGAAAAGCTCCTGTCTATGGGCTGGAGTGTTTTGTGCCCAAATGCCGAAGTTCACCAGCAAGGCTATGCTGACTTTGGATTCGCATACTTCCATAGCCTTGTTCGCAGGACCAATGCAATCGCCTATCAATCCGACAGGGGTTGCATTGGTCCGGGAGTCGCCAGCGAGTTGCTAGAGGCCGTTGTAAATGGCAAGGACATCTATTATCTCGGCAATGAGCAGGATGTGTTTTATTGCTATGAGCCAAACCTAAGATTTGCCGGCCTAACGGTTCGCACGATTGCTGAGCAGAGAGCTATCAATAAGGAAGCCAAGCAATGAAAATCATCGGAAAAGACAACTATGGACGCGAGAGCGTAGCCGACATTCTAGTCTGTGAAAACGTACGCAATGACTACCTAGGCAATATTATGGTTGCGGCACTAAACGAAGACCAAGGCGATGATGGCAACACATTCTTCGACCTAGTTTCCGACGACTATCGACTTTGGCGCGGTATGGAGGATCTTGTCTAATGGCTCCTGTACCAAAGCGCCAACACCTAACGACCGAGTACATATTTCGTGCGTATGAGGCGCAGGTTGAAGAGTGGGAATCGCTTGGTATTTCCGTTAGCGAGTGCGGGTTGGAATGCGACCGCGCGCTGTTTTATTCATTCCGCTGGGCGTCGCCGCACCAAAAGAAACCCGGCCGTATAATCAGGCGCATGGACACAGGCTCTCGCGAAGAGCCGCGACTGATTGGCGATCTACAGCTATCCGGTGTCGACGTAAGCGAACGCCAAAGGAAGATGCTGTTTTGCGGTGGCCACGTTCGCGGCAAGGCGGATGCAGGTAAGGCCGTTGGCTTCATTGAGGCGCCGAAGGCTATCCACGCGCTGGAGACGAAAGCCCTCAATGCCAAGCGCTTCAGAGCCGCGCAAAAACATGGTTGCGCGAAAGCAGAGCCACTTCACTATGCTCAATGCCAGCTTGCAATGCATGCCTTCAGCCTAGAGCGTTGTGCTTATTTCATCTCCAACACCGATGATGACGACTTGCACCTTGAGCGAATCAAATACGATATCCATTACGCATCTAGGCTAGTCTCTCGTCTTCGGCGCATTATCGAGATGCAAAAGCCTCCGGGCAAGCTTTGTAGCGATATAGACGACCATCGCGGCATGTTCTGCAAGCATAAGAATGTGTGCTTTGGTGATAGGCTTATGTGCCAGACTTGCCGATCATGCATCTTTGCGAAGCCAGAGCTTGAAGGTGATGGCATATGGTCTTGTGAGCGCCATGAAGTTGTTTTGTCGACGGAAGAGCAAAAGGCCGCATGCCCGCAGCACCTCAATATCCCGGATACGGTTCCAGGCGAACTGGTGCGGATAAATAAAGACGAAGGAACAATCACTTACAACATTCATGGCGTTGGTGAGTGGATTGATGGTCCAGTTGACATTGACTAGAGTTATCGCGTTCGGGTACTAATAGATTATCGAAGCACGAAAGGAGAAATGACATGGATTTCAAATTGTTGAGCGATGCCACAAAGACCAATGAGGCGTTCGCCGCTCATCCCGATATCGAGATTCGGGGCTATGCCATTAACGGCAAGAAACTTTTCGCCACGGCGGTCGCCGTCCATAAGCCGACTGGCCTAACTCTTGTTCGTCGCATCTTCTTCAATAAGAAGGGTGTGATTAAGAATACTCGACAGTGGACCACGTCGCAGCCGGCCGCTGAATTTATGGCCGCCAACGGAGTTCCGGCCAATGCCGCTAAGGCGACAAATGAATAGGGATGCGATGCGGCAATTGATTGTCGAGGCCAAGCGCGACAAAGAGCCTATCATTCTTGAGAATGCATATGGCAAGGTAATCGGAGTCATTGGCGACGATGGTGATTGCTCCGTAACAAATGTCGACCCGCAAAGGCTAATGGCGGCAATGCTTGCTGACCCAGCTAGGCACGCAGCAAATAAAGATGCGAGAATGTCGCTGGTTAAGGCCGTAAATAGACAACGCATAAAGAAGTTTATGGCGTCTCTGTTTAATTGATTGATCAGACACCCATCACGAAAGGAAATAATACCATAATGACAATTACCGAAAGCGTTGCAATCCGTCCCGCATACATTGATGAGGCGGTTGTGAACTATACGCCAGCCCTGAAGTCTATGGCGGCGCGCCTGTTTAGGGCGAATGATGATTTCACCAAGCAACTCCGGAATGAACTGGTCATCGAAACGCAAACTACAGCCCTTGAGAAGTGGGAAACATTTCGCGAGGACGGCGGGATCTATCTGTGGCTAATGTGGCGTATGCGGGATGTCCATAACCGTATGATGCGCGATCTAAAACGCCGAAGGCATACTTACTCGTATCAGAGCGCCAAGCTTGCCCATGATGGCGCTGGAGGCAACACAGGCGGCACGGCGTCTGATGATCCAGACTATGTGCTGGGCAGGATAACGGATGGCATCGACCCAGCGCAGCACCATTCCCTTGAGGTTAAGCAGGCCATAGAGCACGCCATGAAGACGACTGAGGGTCGACAGCTACTCCAGTGGGCTATCGGGTACTCTCTTGACGAGATTGACGACACCGTGTCGCGGCAAGCCGTTAATCAACGCATCACACGCGCACGCAAGGCATTGACGGTGGCGATGAATGTCGCAGCCTAGCATTGATGAGCGTAACGATCGCATTATGGCGTATTGGCCGGCAATCATTATGGCCGCGACAAAGCGTTATCCACGCAATCGAGAGGCGGCTTATGATTTGGCAGTCGACACCGTTATGGAGTGCAGAAAGAACTGGGATGGCTTTAGGGAGGATGGTGGATTCTACAATTGGATTATGTGGCAGTTGCGTGGCGCATTGAGCAGTAGGCTCAAGAGGCTACATAGTGATAAGGCAACCGCAGAGCTCGATGCTACGCGAGGAGCTATATCTGATGGATTGGCTCTAGATATTGTTGTCGATCCTGCTTCTATGCCGCAAGCATCCGTAAGTGCGAAAATGATGATCAATGATATCCTGAAGACAAACGAGGGTGAAGCTCTCGTGTTGACGGGAATGGGTTATAACTCTGATGAAATCGCAAGAATGATTAACAAGACGCCATCCAATGTGCGAAACATAATAGCGCATGGGCGAGCTAAGTTGAGAGGCGATTACATTGCAACCCCGCTACTACCAAAACGAGTCCATCGACTCCCTGTTTGATTACTGGGATTCTGAGGCCGGCAATCCACTGATTGACCTAGCGACTGGCGCCGGCAAGTCGTTTGTTATGACGGGTATTATTCGCCGACTACTTCGTGGGTGGTGCGACATGAGAATTGTCGTGGTAACCCACGTCAAGGAGCTAATTGAGCAGAATCACCAAGAGCTTATAGATGAATGGCCGGAGGCGCCTGCTGGAATATACTCTGCTGGACTGGGTCGACGCGATTACCGCGCACAAATCCTGTTCGGCGGCATTCAAACAATATGGAACAAAACCAACGAAATAGGCTTTGTCGATATCGTTCTTATCGATGAATGCCACCTCATAAGTCGTGACGCTGATGGGCGCTATGGCGCGTTCTTCGCAGAGCTACGCAAAGTCAATCCAGACTTGAAGATTGTCGGATTGACAGCCACTCCATATCGCCTTGACTCCGGTAGATTGGATGAGGGCGAAGATCGAATGTTCGATAAGGTTATCTACACCTACTCCATTGCCGATGGCGTTAGGGATGGTTATTTGACGCCGCTATCGACAAAGGAGACCGCTAGCGAGATTAGCACATTTGGAGTCAAGAAAGCCGGCAAGGACTTTCAAAAGACAGCACTTGGAAAGGCGGCCGACGAAATAACCGAGGCTGCAGTTGCTGAGATCGTTGCAAAGGGCCGCGATAGACAGTCGTGGATGGCGTTTTGCTCTGGAAAGGAGCACGCGTATCACGTTCGGGACGCAATCAATCGTCACGGCATTACCTGTGAAGCCATTGTTGACGACACGCCTAAAGGCGAGCGCCGCGACATCATCAGGGCATACAAGAACTATGAGATTCGTTGCCTCACAAACAATGCCGTCCTAACCACTGGATTTAACCACAAGGGCGTCGATTTGATTGCAGCCCTTCGCCCGACGCTATCCGTTTCTCTTTATCTCCAGATGATGGGACGCGGGACTCGTGCTATCTATCGCACTGGATTCGATGAACACGACCCAAAGTGGACGGCGGAAGATAGGCGCCAAGCTATTGCGGATGGCCCGAAGCCGACGTGCTTGATTTTGGACTTCGCCCGCCTAGTTGATGAGCATGGCCCCGTAGACTCCGTTGTTGTTAGCGATCCGGGGTCTGGTGATGGAGAGGCCCCATCCAAGGTGTGCCCTCCTGAAACTCGCGAAGGTGCAAAAAGGGACAAGAACGGCATATTTGGTTGCGGGGAGAAGTTGCATGCTAGCGCTAGGTCATGTAAGTTCTGTGGATATGAATTTGAATTCGACACGGGGCCAAAGATTGATAGCACAGCAAGCGACAAGCCTATTATGTCGACAACTCCACCAGAGTGGCGGTATGTCCTAAATCGTCGGTTCAATCTAAACCAGAAAGGAGACGCGCCAAACATCAAGGTTTCATACATCAACGGCAAGTCTCAGATTTACGAATGGCTTGGACCGGCTCATAAGGGGCTGCTTCACAATAGGTTTAAGTCGTTCTGGCATGCGCATGGTGGTAAAGATCCGCTGCCGCGTGATGCCTTAGAATTTCTTGACCGGCAAAACGAGTTGAGGCAAACGCAAAGAATTCTAGTGACTCCCGGAAAGGGTGGTTACTGGAATATTAAAGATTATGATGTCGGCGCTATCGCTGATGAACGAAGCCTGTTCCAAAAGTTAAAGGGCGATCGCAAAGAGCGGCCGCCCTTGCTAGATGAAATGATGGATGAGATTCCATTTTGACAAAGGAGAATGAAATGACTATCAAGACCGAAGCCCATAAGATCGCCGATAACGCGCGCATTGCCAGCGGAATCAGGGTTACCGTACGCCGTGCTGACCTGTTCTCTTATCATCGCAATGAGGCGGCTGCTAGCGACATCGTCGGCCATGCTCGCGTTGATCTTGACGACCTTGGAATTTCGCTGAATGGCCTGAAGCTAGTCAAGTTCCGGGACGGCGGCAACTATCGAATCCAAGCCCCTCCCGCAAAGGTGAATTCCAGCATATACGCCGTGTTCATTGTGCCGGACAGTCCGCTTGAACTGGCTATCCGCACGGCGGTTATTGAGCGGTTTATTGAGATTTCCAAGGGTGCGGAGGACTTGCTGCAATGAAGTGCTACAAGTGCAACGGTTGCGGCAATCTAGTGATGGATGAATCCGCGTATCTAGCTGAGATCAAGGTGCGGGGTGCTTACTCTTGCTGCCCTGAAAGCAGATATGAGCCGTATGATACTGGTGAGTATGATCTTGAGCGCATGAGGTTCGATGTAGATGTAGCGGCTAGGTTCGGTGACCTTATGTTTATGTTCCGATGGTGCAGCACACCACAAGGGGCTAGTTATTAGTCGATGCAGTGCCAGCGACACGATGAAGGAAGAGATATAACGCAACTAGCCGTAGACGCTATCAATGACATGCTGCGGCAATATCGAGAGGAAGGGAACATTCATGGCTACGCGCAAAAATACTAAGAGCACCAAGGCAATTACCGACGACGAAATTCCATCTATCGGCCACAATGGCGCGCCGGAAGACGATATCGACGTCAAGAAGGTTGCTGCCTTCAAGGATATTGACGATCTACTGGAAGAAACTTCGAACTGGGCGGATGGAGAGCCAATCACCAGCGAGACGATGCATGACGAGATCACTAAGCTTGTCGGGATGCTTAAGGATGCCGGCGACCGTGCAGACTGCATTCGCGTCGAGCTGAAGCGGCCGCACGACGTAGCCGCAAAGGCCGTGCAGGATGAATTTAATCCGTATGTGCAGAAAGACAAAGGCAAGGTCGATAAGGCAAAGCGCGTCCTCAATGAGCTTCTTACGGCTTGGCGCGTAAAGGTAGCTCGCGAGCAGGAAGCCATTGCCCAACGCTTGCGTGATGAGGCGAGCGCGGCGCGCGAAGAAGCCAACAAGGCTATCCAAAATAGTCGCGGCAATCTTATCGAGCGTGAGTATGCCGAGGACGATCTGAAGCGCGCCAAGGAAGATGAGGCGGCCGCCAATCGAGCGGCCCGCGATGCTGGCAAGGGCCTTGGTCTGCGCACGGTACTGTCGTCTGTTGTCCTTGATAAAGATGCCGGCGTCGGCATGGATTGGGCGTTTGACTTCGCTCCGGAAAAGTTCTATGAACTGGCTGAGCGACTAGCTTATGACCACGTCAGGACAAATCAGCTAGAACGTCTTGACGGGTTCGTTATAACCAGAGAGAAGGTTGCGAGAGGATGACAATGACAGAGCGCGCGAGGAATGGCGAATGACAGGCCACTACAAAAAGACAATTGCCGATCTTGTCGAGAGTGGTGGGCTTGTTGAATATGTCACAATACCAGCGCCGCACCATTCACATTTCCCATTCTACAGCAGTTTCGTTGATTTCCATGGGAGGTTGCCTACTTCGGCTGAAGTCGGAGACTATCTCAACTCCGATAGTAAGGGGATGTACTTTCAGCGTTTTGGGCGCGGATTACGCAAGCCACCAATGATCGTTGATTATGCAGATCCATCTATGTTTCGCCTGCGTCCAAAATCCGTAACCGACTCGAAGCACTATCCAGACGGCATGGTGATACCGAAAGAGAGGGATAATGTATTTAGAGCCGACTGAAGAGGAAAAGCGCGCCATTGCTGCGCTTCAAAGGATTGCAAAGAAGTGGCCTAAGTCTCTTTGGCTTTTTTCAGCATCTGGCTCTCTATGTGTCATGCGAACACTTCAAGGCGGCGAGCACGCTACAGAGCGTCACGGCGAGATAGACCCAGATTATCATCTGGCAACAATCGACATTCCTAATGATGGGGGTGACTGGTAACATGGCATTTGGAATACCTAGTGGTATCGGAGAAAACCTAGAGCTGCCATCTAATTGCTGGTTATGCGGCGCTGGTCACGCTACAGGGATCGGCGCCAACGGCGATTGGGGCAAGCGCTATGGGAAGGACACTATCGAACCGAAGTGGCTTTGTGAAGAATGTAAGCATCTATGCGCGCGGGTTAAAGAAATGAAGCATTCTGATTTGTGGGAAGTGCACGCCCTTGATGGTGGAGTCGAGGCCGTTGGTGAATACCTTGATACTATCGGTATATTCAACCTTGAGCACATGGATGGCCTTCAGGCTCGCATGATGGTTAAGGCCGCATGGCAGGGGTGCGCTAGAAAGCTGCGCAAGGACTTGGAAGAATCGTACGGCGAGCTGCCTCCGAAAGGGAGAAAGAAGTGAAGTCAAAAGAAAAGACCCAAATGCACATTCTTGCGGAAGCCTACGCGGGCAAGCCGTGGGAATGGGACATCTTTCCTGCTCGCGAAGAGGATCGTCGTGAATGGGATGAGATGCGCGGCGAAGAGGTGATGAAGCTTGAAAAGGCTCCATATCCAGCGCGTGGGCTTCGCGATGCCAAGCGCAGAGAGGCCGCCATTGAGGCTTGGTGGGGCCGTCTTCATCCGAATGCACTTGTTGCCCTGCCTACCGGTAGGGCGAATGACGTTTGGGTTCTTGATATTGACGTGCCGTCTAAAGACCACAAGGACGATGGCCGAGAATGGCTTGCTGAGATGGAAGATGAGCACGGCCCTCTGCCGCATACGCGAATTGGCGTAACGGCTGGCGGTGGCTTGCATTACTATTTCAAGTATGTGGAGGGAATCGCGAATGGCTCCGGCCTAAGTTCTGGCCTTGGTCGTGGCGTTGACGTGCGCGGCGAGGGCGGATATGTGGTCGCGCCGGGGTCCATCATGGCAGATGGTCGTTTCTATGAATGGAAAGACGATAACGCTCCGTTCGCCGACGCTCCGGATTGGCTGCTTGATATCGTTGTCAAGCGCAATGAGCGGCCTGAAGAGCCTCGCCAGCGCGCTTCTTCAGGATCAAACACCGATTATCGCCCATCGGGAGGAAACGACGCCTACGCGCGCACTGCGCTCGATGCTGAATGCCGAGACCTTGCGAGCATGGGTGAAGGTAGCGGGCGTGGCTTTGCGCTGAATAAGGCCGGCTTCAAGCTGGGGTCACTCGTTGCATCCGGGCACTTGTCTTACGACGAAGTCTATGGGGCGCTTCTTAATGCGGCCCACGATAACGGCCTAGTCAAGACGGATGGTATTCGCGAGGTCGAGGCCAAGATTAGGCGCGGGCTGCAATCTGGTGGCAGAAAGCCACGCGATGTGCCAGAGGGCGACTATCAGGAAAACAATCTGCGCCTACGTGACTTGAAGAAGGTTATCGAGCGCGGCCTTGAGAAGGGAAAAGACAGGGAGGATAGCGAGCGGGGAAACATCGACGCCGATGAAGACGAATCGGCGGATGACGAGGAAGAGCTTGCAATCAAGATCACCCCGTTCAAGTACGTGGCTCCTAAAAACCTAAAGCGCCGGGAGTTCGTCTATGATGGCCATTATGTACGCAAGTACGTTTCAGTTACCATCTCCCCCGGAGGCGTTGGCAAGACGTCGCTTAGCATTGCGGAAGCACTAGCAATGACTAGTGGCCTCAATCTGCTTGGCTATGAAATTCCCGACAAGAAGCGCTTTAACGTGTGGCTATTCAACGCAGAAGATCCGCGCGACGAACTAGAGCGCCGAATCATGGCGTGCGCTGAATATTTCGGGCTTAAGCCAGATGACTACGAGGGCCGGCTGTTTGTCGATACTGGCCGCGAACAGGATCTTGTCATCATGCGCGAGGACAAGAAGAGCGGGCTAGTGACGGCGGAGCCTATCCTTGAGGCTGTTGTTCAGCACATGAAGCGCTACAAGATCGACGTCATGATTATCGATCCGTTCGTCTCTACTCACGGCGTCAATGAGAACGACAATGGCGCTATCGACAAGGTTGCTAAGCTCTGGTCACAGGTGGCAGATTATACGAACTGTGCCGTAGAGATCGTGCACCACGCCAAGAAGACGGGCGACAAAGCCGTTACGGTCGAGGATGCGCGCGGGGCGGTTGCGCTCTTGTCTGCCGCTAGATCGGCCCGCGTACTTAATCCTATGACGGATGCCGAGGCGAAAGAAGCGGCAGTCAAGCTTGAGGATCGTCGTTCATACTTCAGCATTGAGATGGGCAAGGTCAACCTCCTGAAGAATCCGGGCAAGCGCAAATGGCGCAAGCTTGAGTCTGTCCCCCTCGGCAATGGTACGGGACGCGGTGGAGTCATCGGTCAGGATCATGCCGGCGTTGTGACTGAATGGCTTTGGCCAACAGCTAGCGAAGTGGCTGAGGAGCTTGACGAGAAAATTGAGAAGCTGATTATCATCAATCTTCGCAACAAGCTCTACAAGATGAGCCAGCGCAGCTCCGACTGGGCCGGCCATATGATCGGGCAGCTACTCGGTATCGAGACAGACAAGGATAGCAAGGACAACATTAATCGTTGCGAAAGCATCCTCCGGTCCTTGCATGAGCAGAAAAAGATTGCTAAGGTGCAAGAGGCTGTGGCACGGCGCACGGATAAGCAGTGGTTTTGGACCACTCCAGATGTGGCAATGAAGATGTTTGAAGATGCAAAGAAGGGTGATGAATGATGTATGGAAAGTATGTTGATTATGGTTTCGATATTTTCGCCCATTTTAGGGTCAGCAAGGGGCCTATCGTTCTTGGTAAGAGTGACTATCCATGGAGCGATGGATTGCCAGCAAAATCCGAAAAGAAAGCTAAGCGCAAAGCACAGGGCCGTGCGCGCATGAAGACGAGGCTTGCGCATCGCAAGGTGTCTCAGTTCGCTAAAAGGAAACGTCTTCGTTCGTGGCGCTTTATGCGTCCTGATATTGCTGCTACTCTATTTTATCATTCATTCATCACTAGCCAAGAAGATCGCCATGCGATGGGGTTGACAAAAAACCCTATTCGCCTTTGGGAATCTTCCCCGTCCACTGCTCGCGTATAATCACAAGGAGACCGCATGACCAATAAAAATGAATTCACCAATATCCGCTATGCCAAGGGGCCGACAATACTCATGTCTAGTGGCGTATATTTCGACTACCTCTATCCAGAGGAAACGCCAATCACCATTGACGACTATGTCAACGGCCTTTTGTCTGAGGGGCGATATCGTGGGCAGACGATCAACAAAGTGACAGGCTATGGCGTTCGCTACACGGTTCTTCAGCATGCCTATTTGGCTGCGGTAGAGGCGAAACAGCACGCTAAAGAGCTTGGACTTAGCAAGGACGCCGCCGATGACCTTGCGTTTGAAGCGCTCATGCATGAGTCAGGTGAAGTAGTTTGCGGCGACATGACCAGTCCGCTAAAGTCATTACTGCCCGAATACAAGGTTATCGAGAAGCGATGCGAAAAAGCCATTGGCGATAGCTTTGGCGTGAAGGGGAATTATCACGACATCGTCAAGGAAATCGATAATCGCCTTTGGATGACGGAACGCCGCGACATGCTTAATTGGTCTGGTGAGGAATGGAGTGGCGATCATGGGTTGCGGGCGTATAAAAGAACTATTTACCCTATTGCTGATGGGATGGTAAAGTCTATATGGCTGGCTACATGGCGCATTCTTGATGGTCCCGGACGCATGCGCCGCGCTCGCAATAAGGGGGTGGTTGTTGAAAATGGGTTTGGGTATCCCATATTTGGCAATGAATTGCTCGCGGATGGTTATGTTAATGTGTATTCCGGAGAAAATGGTCATTTCCCCGGAGCCGTGAATAATGTCCCGTTGGACAGGAGCGGAGCAAAATACCGCATCCGGATCAAACTAAAGGATAATGCACAATGACCGTGAACGATATCGATGCCGGGAAGTGCGGTGATCCAAAGAGCCTTCGACGTCGCATTGCTGAGGTTATAGCGCCGGGTTCATTCGGCTCCTCCCCTGTAGATTACGGTTGGCAAGATGACGAGGATGGGTGGTTTCGCTTTAGCAATACAGACACATTCTTGATTCGAGTCGCGGCGCTTAATCAGGCCGATCGGGTTATTAAGTCCTTCCCGCAGATTGTTATCGAGAAAAATCATCCATATGAGGATGTGATTGCTGCGATCATGTTTACTACTGAGCACGCGGCCTATCGCGATGATGGCGTGTGGTTTCTGCATCTGTGGACTCATGGGGATTGGGATAAGATCGACATCGAATTCCCGGCGTGGCGTTGGTTCTTGAAGGGTAGCGGGGTTAATGTAGATGGATAATGACAATCGCACGCAATCATATGAAAGCTGCGAGGCAGCTATAGCTTTCCTAAGTAGCGGCTATATATGCCTGCACGATGGCTCCGTGTGCACATTCCTTGATTGGTTTCATGGTGGGTATTGGGATTATATGGACCGTGACTTTCCTATGTATGGCAAGTATGCAGAGGCCATTGCGGATAGTTAATGTCGAGACGCGATGAAATACGCGACAAGATACTAGCCAGATGCACAGTCGACCCAGTTACGGGTTGCTGGCTATGGCAAGGCCCAACGTCTGGCAAGACCGGTCGTGGCGCTGGATATGGACGAATGAGCCTCGACGGCGCCACAGTTGCAACACATAAGGCCATGTGGACAAACGAACATGGCCTTATTCCTCCGCGCAAGGAGCTGGATCACGTATGCCGCAATCGTCTTTGTTGCAACCCAGACAATGATAAGCATGTCGAGATGGTTACGCGCCTTGAGAATGCTAGGCGAAGGGATGCGGCGGCACTTGAGGATAAGGTCTGCATAAGTGAAACATTTTAGCGTTGATGGCGCGGAAAGAGGCTGCTGTGGGTGAAGAAAATCAACAAATGGAAATAAACCGCCTTCGCGTGGCTCTCGCTCGCATCGAAAAATGGTTTGGCGAATTCCCTGAAACGGGTGATTTTTGGGATGACGATAAATCGCGGCCGATGTCATATGCCGCTTGCTACGGAAGCAACGGCGAGCGTGATTATATGCGGGCGGTTGCCCGTCAAGCACTGGAGGATTATCCATGAGCCTATTAGGAATGAGACTTTACCGCACCCCGTATCTTGTTATGCCGCGCCTAGCCCTAGAAGCTATGCCGGAAGAATGGCAGCTTAGATTCGTGGCCATGCTTGATGAAATGGAAGATACGGGCATGCGAACGCCGGAATATCACGTCTTGCGCGATGAGCCAGAGTACACAACAACGCAGCCCAACGACTCGGAAGATCCGACGTCATGGCCGCGAGAATTCTATATCCAGCGCCTAGACCCGTGGGCGAACTATCGTCACGGCGATGCGCGTGAGCTATGCCCGGAATTCAAAGGAGATAAAAATGCTGGCGAAGTGGACTAAGGTTCTACCGTTCTTCGTTATCGAATGGATAGCAAAGCGAAAGTGTGAAAGTCATACGTCATCGGGTGTGCGCTGGGCTGTAGCATATCCGGGCGTATGGTTTGTGGTGAAGTCATGAGCGTCTACGTCGACAACATGCAGGCGTCATTTGGGCGTATGAAGATGAGCCATTTGTGGGCCGACTCCCTAGAGGAGCTTTGGGATATGGTCGACAAGATCGGCGTAGATCGCAAGTGGATTCAAGGGCATCCCGAACACTCTTTGCCGAAGTATCGTAAGGCATCGTGGGTGCATTTCGATATCGCCAAGGGCAAGCGCGAGATAGCCATCAAGGCGGGCGCAATCAAGACCGACAAATACGGTCCCATCGAGCATACCGCCCTCCTGGCCATCGCGAGCGGAAACCCTGATAGGGCATCATATGGTGAACAGAAATTAACGGCTATCGCGAAGTGCCGTGCTTTGGGGTTTGGGGGCGACGTATGAAAGTAAGGGTTCTTAGAGACCGTGAGCGCAAAGACCGCTACCGCGTGCTGATTGGGCCGAAAGAAGTGGGCGAGATTATTGCCGAGCCTCCGCATGGCGCATTCAGTTTCTACGGTAAGCATATCGCTGCTTATGACTTCGATACACTTGCGGATGCAGAGTGCGCCGTGAATGAGTTAGTAGAGGATGGGAGGATTGGGTAAACGTTCAGATTTCAAGCGCATCAAAAAGGATGCGTATCAGACGATTGACAGGCGGGCAGTTCCGCCATTAATACCTCACTTGCACGGCATTCGCTCGTATGCGGAACCTTGCGCTGGAGAGGGAAAACTAATAGAAATGATGGATGAGTTTGCGCCACATATCCAGTGTGGCTTTGCGAACGATATCGACTGGTTTGATGGGGAAGATGCCATTGAAAGCGTCGCTCTAGCGGCGGCGCGGGATCGATATGACGCAATCATCGTCAATCCGCCATGGACACGCAAACTACTTCATCCGATGATCACTAGCTTTATGAGTTTAGCGCCTACTTATTTGCTTTTTGATGCTGGATGGGCATTCACGAAGCAGGCGGCTCCGTTCCTCCCGTATTGTACGAAAATCATTACCATTGGCCGCCTGAAGTGGATACCAGACACGACTATGTCAAGCAAAGACGATTGTGCGTGGTTTGTGTTTAACAAGGATCATGACGGCGGCCCAAGGTTTTATGGAAAGACGTAATGGGAAATCAGAAGAACAGAGGAAAAGGCAAGGGGATGATGTTTATTCTTCACGCTCATTCCATGGATACAAATGAGTGCATAAATTGGCCATTCTATCTAATGAAGAATGGATACGGCCAAGTCGGCACAACATTTGGTATGATGTTGGCGCACAGATATTCATGCATGCTAGCCCATGGCGATCCGCCACGCGACAAGCCGCAAGCGGCGCATTCTTGCGGCAATAAATCATGCATTAATAAAAGACATTTGTCTTGGAGGAACCAAAGCGAAAATGAAGACGATAAGCATGCGCATGGCACTTGGCTTACAAGGATTAGTAGTGCGAAATTAACTAATAAGCAAGTGCTGGACATGAGGGCGGATCATGCCAACGGGGCGGAATACAAAGAATTGGTTATTAAGTATGAAACTCCGAAGTCAGCTATTGGCAAGATCATAAGGCGCGAAACATGGCGACACATTTAGAAAGGAATAAAATGACCAACGTAATCTCACTAAAAACCAAGAGCTACAGCCGCGACAAGCTGCATACGCGACTCGATATCGCAATGGCTAAGCTCGACAAAGAATATGGTTCTGCACGCCTATCTACAGCTGCCGCTCATATCATTGAGGGTTGGGTTTACTCCCTAGACAGAAGCCTGATGAATCACGAGTCAGAAGCTTCGTTGCCGGCCGAGATAAACATCGCTTGGCGCCGGTATTTCGGGATGGGGGATGCGGCATGAAGTACATGGGCAGCAAGGCGCGACATGCGAAAGACATTTTGCCGATTATCTTGGCTGGTAGAAAGGCTGGCCAATTTTACGTTGAGCCGTTCGTGGGTGGCGCGAACACAATCGACAAGGTGGATGGCAACCGGATTGGTGCGGATATCCACCCGCATCTTATCGCAATGTGGCGCGCGGTTAGTGACGGGTGGATGCCTCCACAGGAGGTGAGTGAAGACGAGTACAATGAATGCAATAATAGACGTCGCAATGAGCATGGCGACCCAATTCTTGGCTACGTGGGATTTGTCGCGAGCTATGCAGGAAAATGGTATGGTGGTTTCGCGAGGGATTCTGCCGGCGCCAGAGACTATGCGGCCGAAGGCTTTCGTAGCGCACAAAAGCAGTTTCCAAAGCTTCGCGGAGTCAGATTTGAGTGCGCCGACTATCGCGAGCTAGACATCCCGCCTAACTCTATCATCTATTGTGATCCACCATACAGAGGAACGACGGGCTATGCATCCGGCGCGTTCGATCACGATTATTTTTGGCATTGGTGCGGGGATATGCACGCCGCAGGCAATTCTGTATTCGTTAGCGAGTATGAGGCGCCTGAAGGCTGGAAATGCGTTTGGTCGAAAGAGGTTAACAACACCTTAGCCAAGGGTACGGGGTCGAAAAAAGGAATCGAGCGCCTATTCACCCTCTACTCCTGATCCACACTCGGAAAGATGTGTCAATAGTACGTGTGGTAATTAATGAAAAAAGTTGTTGACAACTCTACTATGTCGTATATAGTCGGCATTGTTAATTCATGAAAACCACGAAAGGAGTGCTGGTTATGGTGACTGTCAAATATAAAGAGGCCGCGCTGAAGAATCTAGGCATTGATGAAAAAGTTGCGAAGATGATCGAAGATAATCGCCGCAAGCCCGATGACGACATCAACTCTATCTTGCGCCGTGTTCTTCTCGCGACAAAAAGAAATAAGGCGGCCGCCGCCAAGGCCCGTGCAGAGACGAAGGTTATTACCTACAAAAGCTGGGAAGGCGACGGCGTTGTCATTCCTCACGGAACTAGGGCGCGGATGGTCTATCAGAACGGCGCGCAGACGCACTATGGCGAGTTTGTGGACGGACTTCTAGTGGTTGATGGCACTGGCTACGAAACGCTGTCCACGGCCGCCAATGCGGTTGCTGTAACGCGTTCTGGGCGACACACTCGGCTGAATGGCTGGAGATACTGGGACGTGATGCTGCCGGGGTCTCGGTCGTGGGTCGGTATCGACTCATTGCGAAACGCCGCGCGCAAGATGTTCAAATAACCAAATGGGCGGCGAGTGGCCGCCCTCTTTCATTTGGGGCTTTCAATGATCAGAGTTGAAGAGGTTACGCGACTAGACGACAGGTGGGCTTTGTTACCGCAGAGCGCGCCGGCCGCTGAGTTTTTGTCGCAGTTTAAGGATAGGCTTGGCATGACGAAGATCCACAATGACTTCGTCTTTACCGCCTCTGGCTGGCAAATGCCGGGTATCGAGCAGCTTGCCGAAAGGAATGGGATAAAAATTACGTGGTAGCGAAAATAGTTCTTGACGCGAGTCGCAACTCCCATTAGGTTTAGATCATCAGCCGAACGGAGCCAACGCTACCAAGTAGGCGATACATTAACATATAGACCGAACGGCCTATAGCAGAAAGCGAAGGATGGCCATGTAGTATAGCGGTGCGGTGCGCGCGCCTGCGGGCAACTAAATTAGACAATTTAAAGGGCTGAGCCCATTGTCATCTCGCCCGTAACGGGTAGACTAGGTGAATTTATTATCTAACTGTATGCCTTGGAAGCCACAGCAGAGTAGGCCGCAGAGCCGAAAGAGTCTCTGGTTTGCATTGTCACAGCGGAACAATCGCTTGATTGCTCACGATCCAGCCCCTAAGCATAACTGAACGCATGGAAGGTTAAGCCCACATGCCAGAACAAGCCACGGGCTGCGATCAATGAACAATCGGAGGTGCATGAAATGGATAAATTTAAGTTTACGAGCCGTGGCCTTGTCCGTGTCGTTGATAGCGACGCGACTCGGGCGGTAGTGCAAGACATTGATCCCAATGACGCGGCCCGTACTGTCGACATCACGCCTTCATGGCAAGCCGTCATGCGCATCCTGATTGCCGCCCTTGAAGACGGCACACCAAAGGGCAAGGCGGCGGCGAAAGAAGAGCTTTTCCGCCTCGCCAAGTTGGTCGATGAATACAACACAAAGGAGTCTTCGCGGTGACGGTAGTAGAACTATCACTAGCGCGAGATAGGCGCGACGGCCCCGACTTGGAATTTGTATCGACAGACGAATGCGGCCAGAAGATGTTCACATTTGGTGCGGAATACAGTATCGACGGCTCCACGTTTAGCTTTAACTTTTTCGCGTATGATTTCAGCGATGCTGAGCGGCGTATTTTGGCGATGAAATCCGGTCTATCTCTCAGTGGCAAGATTTATTGCGAGATGTAGGTATTACTCCCTTGACGGGATACGGTGTGGCGGCTATAACCAAAACATCAACTAAGGAGATGACGAAATGTTTGTGATCGCTGTACTTGCTCCCGCACTGGTGTTTGTGGCCTATGGTTTCTATATCGAGCGCAAGGAGCGTGAGAATGCGTAATATCTTGGATTATGCTGAGCACTATAATGAGCCGCATGTAGTTAACGCCGCTGCGTACAGCAACCCCATGCTTCCTGCGCGAGTTGTCTTTAGCTGTGAAAATGTTTCTATACTATATTCCGTTCGCGGTTATAGTGTGACGGTTAATGGCGTTTACGCCATTGAGAATGTAACTCCTGAAGCGGCTCGCGCGTTCGTTCAAGAATATTTCAAGGTGCAAGAATGACGTTCCACGACGCCCATGGCAGGATCACTCGCGCGCATGCCGCACGGCGCGCTAGGTTTGCGCTAGCCGGCATTGCCGATGTAAATGAGAATGCTCCCGTAACGAAGAAGGTTCACGTTGCATTGCGCAATAAGGACTATGCAAGCTGGGTGGATGGCGATGAATGATGAAGTAAAGACGGTGGCCGTCATTGATCATAGTAGCCGCGCGGTAATGGCGCAGCAACTTGTGGCGGCCGTGCTGGGTGGTTACTTACATGAATGGCAACGTAAGGCGCTTGATGACGAGTACGGTGTATTGCGACAAATACAAAAGGATGGTAGCGGCTTTACTGACAAAGTTTCGTATCCCGTCCACGTGGTCGAGCATGAGTCTGAGTTGGTTAGTAATGACGAATGGATAGGCGAGATAGCCAAGACGGGAACATATGGGGGCGTACGGGTTGATTACGTCATCGTTGACTCGATGTCTCAGTTATCGGAAGAGTATTGTAGAATGGTAGTTGACGCTGCCGGTGCACGAAAGAAGGCAGTTGTTGCTGATAGCTCATGGATTGGCGAGGTATGGATTGATGGCAATCGCAAGAAACGACGCGCCGGCCACTACAATGACAAGCCGGGACACGTATCCAAATATCACGTTGGAAGGGTAAGTCATGTCGTGGCCACGTGATGCATATGTTGGGCAGAGGGTTGTTGCCATTCTGCCAACGGAAAGCAAAGCCCTTACTACGGGCGAAGTTTCCGTTAAGGTTGGTGTCGTCTATACGATATCCGGAATCATCCTAAACGCCACTGGCGATGACATAGGATTCCACCTAAAGGAAATACAAATGCCACCCGTAATGGTTTTGGGCATGGGTACTGTTATGCGGGCATTCAGCTATCGCCATTTCCGTCCGATTGATGAGACGAAGATAGATGTATTCCGCAAGCTTCTTACTCCAGTGAAGGAGGATGCTTGAATGCTAGCGCCGGTCACAGAGGACGTTCAGCGCGCCACATTCAAGGAGATGATGGCTAGGTCGACTACAGCTAACCTTGGCGGTTTCGTCCTGTTTGGTTACGGTTTCGACTTCTATGCATATGACTCTGGAAACGGGCACGAACGCTACGGCTTCCTTCTCCGCTTCCTAGGCGAAAGGGAAATCGAGTTCGTTGCATCGCTGTGGGGATTCTCTTCTCCGCTATCGGCAAATGCTATTGCGGCGGGGTGGGCGCGTACTCACAGCGAGAAGGGCA